AAGCTCCTCCAGAAGACTTTTACCCCAACACACCAACGTCATTTTTCTCTCAAAATATAGGACTAATCAAAGAATAATCCTCGTTCAATCAAATCCAATCACATTTTTAACGGTCTCTGAATTCAAAAAATAAAAGTCCCTGAATATTCCGCGGCTCGACTCGCAGATACTCAGGGGCTTTTTTTCTTTCGTGAAAGTCTTTCAAATATCAGTCTCGTATCGTGAGCTTTATTTCACATCCGTACATCAATTGGCCGCATCTCAAACAGCCCGGTCTGAAACGTCGCTCAAAATATCATAGCCCAATATCTGGGAGCCCTTTCTAAATATCATATTACCATAGTCCGCGATCCAATTGCAAGCCCATTCTTCAGCATCGACCCAGTAGGCCGGTTTCACCATGCGGTGCAGCTCTGGCAGCAGACCGTAACTGACTAAGGTAACATGACCCAGCTCGTGGATCAGCACCCTTCGCAGCTTTTCCCCGCTCAGCCCTCGTGCCACAAGCACATGTTGCAGCTTCGGGTCTGTCACGGCAATGGTCCTGCGTCCGGTGCGATCCACAAGGTATGGGCTGTCCGGGTCTACAAAACGGATGCGCCAAAGCCACCCGTTTACCGTAAACCGTTCCATTTTGAATTATGCGGGCATGTCCGCCACGAGCTTGGTGAAGTCAGCCTTGATCTTCTTGCGCAGGTCAGGGTCAGCATCCCCGTAAATGGTTCGGATGGTGCTCATCGCGCTCGTCAGGTGCTCGCTTGCCCGGCGCTCCATCTCCGCCTTGTCCATGGCCGTGTGGCTCTCGGTGTAGTGCTTGCGGGCTTCCAGGTACTCGCCATAAGGCTTGCCGTACTGTCTGCCCTCATGCTCAAACTCCCCACGCCGACGCAGAGGGAACTCCCCGTGGTCGTCACGCATCTCCCTCTCGAACTCGTCCGGGTCGCGCAGCCACTTCTCCATGTAGCGGTGCTGTTTCGTCGAGGGCGTGTACCCCATCCGATAGTCTTCCGCTTCGCCCATGGCCTTACTGACCTTCTCGTAGTAGCAGGCTTCGTACAGGTTCCGCTTCGTTTCGGCAAGGTCCTTGATCATGTCAGTCACTTCCCCTGCCTCGTGAGTGTTCACGCTCTCGATGCCCTTCGCCAGCTCTCCCTTGAAGGCATCCACCAGAGTTTCCATCATCGAGCAAACACTCTCCATGCAACGATTCTCCATGTTGATTCCTCCTTACGAAAGCTTCCGCACGATGAGATTCGCACCGGGCGAAACAGTCAGAGCGGCCGTTCCGGTGTTCACGATACGGATCACATCATACATGCCGCAGCCAGTGCCCAGCAGCATGGTTTTCGCCACGTTGAAGGCATCCCCGGCAGCGGTGCTGGTCACGATCATGTTGGAGCCGGGGAGCACTGCATTCCCTGCGGAAATGCTAAGCTGAACCGTACCGGCAGCCACACCTGCGATGTTGCCCGAGAACGCCACTTCGTAAATGCCGGGCAGTCTGAGCTTTACATCACTCATGCCCGCACGGTGACATTCGGCGGTGCAACGGGTCTTGAGGTTCGTCACGTCAAACAGAATCGCCTGACCGACTTCCAGGGTCTGAGCAGCAGAATTGGATATCTCGATCATCTGCAAATCCTCCTTCAAATATCAATAAGAAAGGAGCGCCAGTCTCCCAGCGCCCCTCCATTTTGAAATTTCGCTTAGGCGGCCATGTTGCAGCACCCGGTCAGACCAGCGATCTGGCAGCCCAGAGTACCGGTACCAGCGTAGGGGTTCTGCACGATGTAGGCAGGACCGGGAGCCGGACGCAGCTGGTTCACCAGATAGTTGTTCTGAGCCTGCTGGCTTGCAGCGAGGGTCATCTGGCTCACCTGAGTGCGCAGCTGGGCGATGGTCTCATCCTTGTCGGCCATGCGGTTTGCAACGATCTCGTCATGCAGCTGGCGATAATTTGCATTGTCGTTCTGCATGATCTGCTGTGTCTGGTTGGCGATGGCGGTCGTGATGGCGCAGGTGTTGGTGGCCAGGTCGTACTGAATCTGTGCCTGCCCCTGACGGTTCTCACAGCAGCAGTTTGCCAGCTGGGTCTGGAGGGCGTTGGTGTTCTGCATGTTGGCGACCGTGTCGGCGTTGATTGCCTGCTGGATGCCGAAGTTACCCTGCATCATGGCAGTGTTCACGCCATTAAAGCCCTGAAGCATCGCGGTGTTGGTGTTGTTGAAGCCGTTCAGCAGGCTGGTGTTCATGGCGTAGAAACCGTCGCACAGGCCGTTCTCCAGGCCATTCAGCTTGTTGATGACGCTCTGATTGTCGAATCCACGCTGGATATCTGCCTGGGTAGCGGCACTTGCCAGAGCGCTGCGGGTTGCAGAGCCATTCCCGCGGTTACCAAAACCGTTGCCGTCCCAGTTGCCAAATCCGCCCCACAGAGCGAACAGGATCACAATGATCCACCATGCACCGCAGCCGTCGCCCCAGCCATTGCCGTTCCTGTTGCCGGTCACAGCAGCGATGTCAGCCAGACTCGGGATCATGCCCATCATACCATTGTTAAACATATCATTTCCTCCTTTGGAAATTTCAGTGAGTGGAAAATACGGATATGTTCACTGAGCCTTCTTTCAGGCCGCGCGTATCCTGAGCAAAAGCTCAATTCACATCACTTGGGATATGTTTAACGTCCGTTTGCTTTTAACGACCTCTGAAGAACCGCATTGCCTGTGCGTAGGCCTCCTCGGGTGTGATCCCGTAGCTCTCGCACAAGTTCCGGGCGATCTGCTCACCCGTCGCGTCGTCTCCATTTTGAATTGCCGACAGCGCGTTGTGTGCCATCGGGTTGTTTCGCAGCTGTGGGTTTCCCGCCAGTAGACGGTTCACAAAGTTCATTCTCGGGTTATTCGGCGTTTGGTTCATGGTTCAGTCCCTCTTTTCCGTGTTTATAAGGTTCTTTGCGGTAAGGTCTTGACTTTTTCTGTACCAAACGCTTGATCTCGTCCAGCTTGTCCCGGATCTCTGCCAGCTCACCATTTTCAGGCGGGTTCTCAGCGGTCTGGGCCATGGGAACGAAGGTCATGGTTTCGATTTTCCCGACATTCGATAGATACTTCACATACACACAGCTCATGTCATCTTTCGGGAAGATGGCCGCCGTGCCGTTGTTGGGCACTTCGTTGGGGCGTACTTCCTGGATGTCATGGATCATTCGTCCAGGGATGGCCTGTACGAACTGCTGCGGATATCCATTTTGAATTCCCATCCCCTGCATCTGTTGCAGGTTCTGATTGTTTTGCCATCCTCCCAGAGCAGCTGCCTGTTGAGGAGTAAGGCTCTGCGGAGGATATGCACCATAATACTGGTTCATAAAGATCCTCCTTTGCAGGTTAAATAATTACTGGTTGTTCTTGGCCCTCAGCTCCGCATAGAGCTTGTCCGCCGCAATGGCTTCCTTCGTGAACGAGTTGTTCTGCCACCAGTTCACAATGGCCACCACAACGGTGATGAGGGTGCTTACCACCTGTTGGAGCTGCTCGTTGTCAATGGGCAGCGGGCTTTTGCCAAAGGCGGTCAGCAGACTGTTCAGCAGCGCCACAAGCAGGCAGATGGTTCTCGCCCACGTTGCGGCGGTCACGGTCGTGTTCTGTTCCATTTTGAAATCTCCTCTCACGTCATGGCGTGTTCTTCCCGGACAGGCAGACTTTCCACTCGCTCATACAGGTTCGTGCCGGTGCCGTTTCCATGCAGTTCGTGGTATGCCTCATAGATAACGCCGACGTTCGTCAGCCCTTCCACGTCCACATACCCCTGATGAAGATAATACCGGCAGCTCTGATACAATCGATCATGGAGCATCGCTTTCACGCCTTTTTTCAGCGCTTTCTGCTCCTGAATGGTCGCCAAGAGCGTTTTACCCATCCAGCCCATGATGCCTGCCACCAGGATCGACACGATCTCATTCAGATGTGTCAAGATAAAGCTCTCCGTGGGCTTCACGCTCCTTTCACACAGGTAAGGCCGGCTTTCGCAATGATGCCCGGGTAGTCCTTATACACATGGTTCATGTCCACCACACCGCTCACACCAGCCACCTTGCCCTTGGAGCTGTACTGCCACATACCGTGCTTGCGGGTCGGCCGCTTGTTCCGGTAGTCCGCCAGCCATAGGTCAAAGTCGTTCAGCTGCCACATGTTCAGGTTGTAGTCGGCAAAGTTCGAGTAAGTGTACAGGATCGCGTACAGCCCCCACTTTTCGATCTCCCTGAGCTCCATTTTGACAAGTTTCGTCAACTCGGCTGCGGGCAGACCTTTCAGACGGGGGTCCTCCACGTCCATAGCAATGGGCAGTTCAAAGCTCTTTCCTTCCAGGCAGGTCTTGAGCAGGTTCAGCTCCTTCTTTGCCATGCCTTCCGTTACCGCAACGGTGTAAGCATATACGCCAACCGGCAAACCTACAGATTTGGCCCCGGCATAGTTCGCTTCAAAGCACGGATCGACGTAGAGCTGCCCGCTCTTGGTGGAAACTGCACGGATCATCACGCCACCTACTTTTCCGCTGGCCTTGACTTTTTTCCAGTCAATGGTTCCCTGCCAGCGGGAAACGTCAATGATATCAAGCATTCCCCTGCTCCTTCAGTTTCTCGGCCAGCTGGGTGCACAGCTTCTCGTACTCCTCTTCGGTCAGGCGGTCGTTGGCAAAGAAGATATCCAGCTTCCGCTGCATCCCGTTGGTCTTACCGCGTTCGATCAGGCGTGCACAGGTGTTGTAGAGTTCCATTTTGAGTCCTTTCTGCTCACGTTCTGCATGAGCCATCTTAATGTAAAAAATCGCTCATCAGCATTCCTTTTCAGTGGGCCAATAAGCGAAACGATACAAATGGGCTGACCCGACTCTTATTCCTCCGGCGTAACCCCCAGCTCCAGCAGTGTCAGCCGGTACTCCTGGTCTACCATCAGGCTGTCCGTGTCGTTCTGGGCATTCTCCATCGTAGCAAGCCGCTCCTCCAGTGTAGGGGTCGGCTTCGGTGCATCGGCAGGGTCCGTCTGCGTTCCAGCCTCCACCACAACGTAAGCCTCCGGCTGATCATCCATGCTCCACAGGGCCTCTCCTACAGCAGCCGTTGCATTGTGGTCTGCCACGGCCTGTACCATAGCGGTGTAGCGGTCGCAGTCCTTCTGGGTCTGCACCGGCTTCGGTATGTGGTATCCAATGGTAATATCCACTTTAATTCCTCCTGTCTATCACTTCCAGCGGCCCACGGCCACATACATGCTTCCACCGCCGCTGTTTAAGGTGCAGCCTGTGGTGGCCTTGCCCATTGCGGGATTTGTGCTGCTGATAGATACAAGTTTTCCGCCAGTGATATTCATATCATACTTATTGGAGTAAAAATCAAACGTGCTGCCGATATATGTGTTTGCATCCGTGACATTATAACTGTTTTGGAATACGACTGAGTACGATGTATTTGAGAAAGCCTGAGGAAATGTGATTCTGGCTGCAGAGAAATTGCGGCTTATCGTCTCATGCTGAGTTTGCAGATATAATTCATACTCCACAGTGCCCGTCACCGTCACTGTCACATTACTAATCGTTCCCCAGCAGATCTGTGTTCCATCTCCAAAACGGATGTAATTTGAGCCGGAAGATTGCACGCCGGAAGCCGCACTGTCAAGGCCAAGCCAGCTTTTCAGCACATCCTTGGAAACATCCTTGATCTTCGTACCGTTGTCCGTATAACCGGCAATGTGCGTCAGATTCGACGTGTTAAGGCCGTCGCCCGCCCAGCCGACTTGGATTAGTCTGCCGGAATCATTATAGTCAGTCACACCGGTTGCTTTTGTGGCAGTGTTTGCATTACCTTCCAGCGAACCAATGAATTTGTTGGCCCTGACATTTGCAAAAGCGCCGCTTCCTCGACCATCATTAAACTGATACTCATCAATGGTGTTGTCTCGGTACCCCCAGTAGACTGTGTTGTTGCCTGGGGTGCCAACAAAATTCACTTCATTCTGGTGCTCGAATGTCAATTTCGAGTGGTTATGCGCACTCGGTGGAAACGTACTCGGCTTATCCGTCACGGAATTCCAGTCGGTCTTGATGTTCTTGAACTTGTCGCCCACAGTCTTTGCGTCTGCGGGTGCGCCGTCAATGGTCAGGGTCTTGTCGGTGTTCACCACCTTCTTGGCCGCTTCCACCAGTTGGCGGGTTTCGTTCTCGCTGGCCTTGGCATTGGTCTCCGAGGTCTTGGCATTGGTCTCGCTGGTCTTTGCGGCGTTCTCACTGGTCTTGGCCGCACTGGCCGAACCTGCCGCCGCAGAAGCAGAGGATGCCGCCGCATTCTCGCTGGCCTTGGCGTTGGTCTCGCTCACCTTGGCAGCATCCTGGCTTGCCTTTGCCGCATCCCGTGCCGCTTCGGCCTGACGGAGATAGCCCTTGATCTGTTCCACGCTCTGGGTCACAAACGCTTTTGTCCACTCCATGCTCTGGGCCAGATACTCCCGCACTTCATAGCCATACAGTGCTTTCCGGATGCCGTTTATGATCTTATCATCGTCTAAAGTTGCCATTGGTACTTCTCACACCTTCCCTCTGTTACAGGGCACTCCATTTTGAAATTTCGCACAGTGGCATTCGGTTCAGCCCTGTGCATGGCGGATCAGGCCCTCTACGTTGGTTTTCGTCTGCTGGGTCGATGTCGTCGTTTTGTTCTGCTGTTTGGTCAGCTTTTCCGGAGGCCGACCAAAGGTAAACTTTTTCTGATCAGGTTTGTCCAGCGGCAGGATCTCTTTCGTGCACACCATCCACTCATCGATGCCGTGGGGAGTTGCGATGATTCGAGTCTTCTTCAAAAAGCCCAGATGGTCAGTCGAAACACCAGCGTCGCACAAATCAAATGCTTCCACCTGAACGGTCTTCTCGATGGTCTGCTTGTAAGTAGCAAGCGCTTTCTTACAGACCTCACACAATGCATCATTAGTCGTTGCTGTGTCATCGACAATACGCCGGGCATATATGCCGTACTTTTTGATTGAAGCCTGATCTTGTGCATTTCCCGAGATATAATTCGTCTGGCTGGTCGCGAAGATCCACCATCCTTTGGTCGTAGTGCTCAGACGGTCACTGTACACCACGTTCACAAAATCATCGGGGATGCGGCTGGTGCACTCGAGATCGAGCATGTTCACGCCATACTTCACGGTCTGTGTTGTGGTGGCCGAAATATCGGTCGTGTAATCCAGGTAGAACGTGATCTCGTTGTTGGATTCAACATACCTCGCCCGGAAATAACCGTCGTAGTCGTCTGTCCAGCGGCTGTTGATAGCATCCCAGCAGATGGAAACATCCGTGCCATCCTTGGAAAAATCCTTCTGGACATCTCGCTGAACGTTTACAGTGCCGGTGTTAAAAAACGGAGAGCGCAGGGGCGAATTATTATCGTCCCAATAGGGATTTGTAAATTGAGCGTTTATCCATAAAGATCGCTTTTCGATATCCATGTCGTTTGGCAAAGTAATGTAATAGGACATAGGCCGGACGAAAACGGTATCCCGCTTCAGGAATCCAAGTACATCCTCAACAACGATGCTCTTGCTCAGATCAAAGTTCAGTGTGACTTCATTCACATATCCGATCCAGTAAAGGGCACCATCCTGATAGACCGCAACGACTGTAACCGATTCGGTGAAGCTGTTGTAAAAGGGGTTAGCTGTATTCGACACGCCTTGCGGCCCCAGAAGGAGTTTCGGCACAGTAAAGGTAAGACTACCGATCTCATTTTTTGCCTGAGTCAGTTCCGGGTCGATGATATACTCCGGGTGGTCCATGGACCAAATAAGGTCTTTGCTGGTCCATTTCCATTTTGCATGGCCGGAACACCGTCCCGCATACACCTGATATGCCATTTTGAACATTTCTCCTTTCTCACAGGAATTGTGGGTTGCCAATGGTCACGGTCACGGTCGAAGCTGACTTGGCGGTGACCTTCAGCTCCCAGTAGGTATAACCCGGGTCATATTCCACGCCGATGGTCTCACTGACGGGCAGAAAAATGTTTGAGCCCAGTGTCCATGTTTTGGTCTCTGAGCGAATGTCCTGGCTGCTGCTCGTGGCATAGCTGTCGTATCTTAGCGATTTCAGAAACACAACTTCCACGCTTGAACCGCTTTCTGTGCGCACGGTGATCGGATAGCGAACATCGCTGGGTGGCAGTTGCAGGGTCAGCACCTCTCCTGCGGCTAAGGCGCGATTCTTCAATTCTGCTTGGCGATACCATGCGATATCCCGTTCAAAGCAGAAATCATCCCATTTCCACAGGTCATTCCAGCGAACGGTGGCATACGGATAGAGGCTGTAGTTCAGCGTCAGCACCGTATGCCCATTCTTCCACTGGATTTTTTCATCTACCCAGACACGCCCGGTGTAAGTAAAGTTCGGGTCGTCCTCCAACACGACTGTTTGGAACTGTCCGGCATTCAATCCAAGCCATTGTGCGATTTGTTCCGCCGCGTAATGGCCAGATGTTCTTACAACGATGTCATAATTCGTTTCGTTAGAGCTTTGCCAGCTCTCGTTTTCCACATAGAAATCCCAGCTTCCCTCCCTGTTCTCGAAAACAGGATTTCCCGTCAGACTGTGGGAAAGGTCTACCGTTCCGCACCGGCCCGCCACCGTCACAAGAATCATCCGCTCTGTCGGAGGTGCCACCACGGGCATCTCACAGGGGATCAGGTGCCAGTCTTTCCATGTGTTTTTTGTGCCGTTGATCGTGATAGAATGGTCCATCTTTTACACCTAATCGCTATATTCTTTCTGGTCACAATACGGTAATCCGGGCTGGATATCGTAGGAAACTGTCACCGTCGTTCTTCCGGAATGATCCGGTTTCACCTTGCTGCACCACATCCGGATGGCATGGGGAGCATCCGTGTATCCAACCTGATAGCGCCCAAAGCCGCCCTCTTCTCCCGGGATATACAGGGTCTCTGCACGTCGCCCCTGCAAGAAGTGGAGCATTTTATGGTATTGTCCGAAGAAGCACCAGGGATGGTCGTGGTTTTCATCCGTTCTTAGGTTGTTCCCAGAATAGTACACGGAGTGGGCATACAGGTCATAATCCCATAAACTATGATTTATTCCATTCGGCAGATAATAAAAATCGAGAGACCCTGTGCGGGCCTCCCAATTCTTATGTGTGTTTGTCGCATCCAGGAACACCGGCTGAATCAGACTGCCGTGGACCCCGGGCAGGGTCACGGTCGTCACTTTCTCCTGTGCCTTGGAAATATAAGGTTGCTCCGTCGGCATGAAACCGTAGGATTGAAAAGAAAAACTTTCGCTCCCCCAGTCCGGAATACTGGATTCATACGAGGGACTGACCGGGACGATGAGGTTTTGAACCCTCCCATCCCCGGTTTCCGGCAAAATATAACCCATGGTTCTTACCTCCTGCTGGCGATCTTCCCCAGCCCCTCGTCCACGTCGTTGATGATCTCGCCCACCAGTTTCCGGCCGTTCATCTGGACCTTCATGTTGGCCACGGCCCGGGCAATGCTGTCGATGTGCTCGCCCAGTGCCTCTACGCTCGAAACGATGTCGGCGTTGGGGTTGACCTTCGGGTCAGCCTTGTTCGCCTCTTCCTGCTGGGCCTTGGTCACCTCGGCTCTGCGCACCACGTTGGCGGCAAGGCCTGCGGTGCGCTCTGCATTCAGGGCTACCGTGCCGTTCTGGAACAGGGTGTCGTTCAGCCAGTCCACTCCATTTTGAACGTCGCTCATGTCCACTACGGGCTGGATGCTGGGTTCATACTCGAAGTCGTCGCTGGCAATGTCGCCCACCCGCTGGGCCAGATCCATCATGGTGGAAAGGGCCGTGTCGCTTACGTCCTGTACGCCCTGCACCACGGAGCCGGTCTCGTCGGTGATGCCCTGTGCCAAACCAAGGCTCAGGTATTCGCCAATGCCCGCCATCACGCGGCTGGGGGAATGGATGCCAAAGAAGTCGCAGAATCCGTCCACCACAGCACTGCCGAAGTCGCAGATGCTGTTCCACACCGTACCCGCCGCACCGGTAATACCCTGCCACAGGCCGGAGATCAGGTTTCCGCCCACGTCCACCAGACCCTTGAAGCCGTTGCTGATCCAGTCCCACAGGTGCGAGAAGGCATTTCCCAGCCAGTCAAAGAACCCGCTGAAGAAATCACCGATCTTGTCCCAGTTGGCGATCAGCAGTCCGCCGCCCGCAATGGCCGCGCCAATAAGCCAGCCTTCGGGGCCAATGGAGCCCAGCACGCTCACCAGAGTGCCGCCCAGTTCTCCCAGACCGCCCAGTAAGCCGCCGGAGCCGGTGATCATCTCGCCGATGCTGCCTAGTCCGCCCAGTGCTTCTCCCAGCAGTCCCGTGCCGCCCGTGGCAGAGCCCAGCAGGCCGCTCATGTTGCCCAGGATGCTGCCAAGGTTCTTGGTCGCGCCGGTCACCTTGACCACCTGTCCCATCACCTTCAGGGTACCGCCGCCCTGGGCCAGTTTGTTGAAGGTCAGCATGGTCTTGCCTAGATTCATCATCGTCTGACCAAATTCGCTGCCCATGAAGTCCAGCACGGTGGTAATGCCGCCGGTCACTGCCCCGCCCCAGTCACCGCTCACAAGGGCGGTAATGGTACCAAAGAGGTCGGTGATCACTTCGGTCACGCCGTCCTTGGTGGCCACGCCAAAGGCTCTGCTGAGCTTCGAGGCCATTTCTGGGGCGCTCTTCTGCACCTGTGCCCAGACGCTGTTGAAGCCCTCCTGAATGGGCCGCCAGTTCTTCGAGATGGAGTAGCCCAGCTGCATCATCATCCGCTTGCCGGAGTCGTCCAGCTCAAAGGCATCCGCCAGATTTTCCGCAAAGCCCACAAAGTTGTACTGTTCGCTTTGCAGGTCTGCCAGTGCATCCAGTGCAGTCTCGCTGTTCTTGCCAAACTTCTTCACAGCCTCGTCGTACTTCAGCTGCTTGTTCGTTACCTTCTTCAGGCTGTAGCTCATGCTGTCCAGTGCCGTGCCCACGCCGATGATGGCGGTCATGGTGCCCTGGGTGGCAGCTTTCCGTGCCTGGACGCTGTCGGCTCCGTATTGTTCCACCGCAGCCTTGTAAGCGTCCTCCCGGCCCGCAAGGTCCCCGTCACCGTAGAGCTTGGCCAGCATGTTCTGCCGGTTGGTCACCAGCTTCTCCTGCTTTTCCAGGTAGGAGACCTTGCTGTCGTAGGCATCCAGCTGGGCCTGATTCAGCTCGTTGATGAGCTTCTGCTGTTCGGTCTGCGCCTCCAGATACTGCTGGTAGGCCGCCTGGGTCTTCTGGTTTGCCTCACCGAACTCATTTTTGATGGCGATGTAGTCCTTCTCGGTGGCCAGCAGGATCTCCGCCTGGTTCTTGATCTTCCGGTTGATGTAGTCGATCTTCTTGCTGGACTTCTCGGTCACCTCGGCGCTATCCTCGTACAGGGCGCTCCAAAGCTCGTATTCGTCCTCCGCGGTCTTGGCATCGGTCTCGTACCGCTCCTGAATGACCTTCAGGATGCTGTCCTGCTTGTTCCTCTGAAGCTCCGTAAGGGTCTTCTGTTCGCTCAGCAGGGTGCCGTAAGCGTCCTTGGTCTTGCTGTTGTTTGCACCCACCTTGGCCAGCAGGGTGTCGTACTGCTCTTTCGCAATGCCCACCCGTTTGGTCTGGAGCTCGATCTCCCTTGTCAGACTCTCGGTCTTCTTGGTGATGAGCTCTTCCACCGTGGCCGTGTCGCCGCCCGTCACTTCCCACAGCGCGTATTCGCCGGTGGCGTTGGACATCTCGGTCTTGTTGGCCTTCAGCTGGTCAGAGTAGGCACTCGCCAGCGTGTCTGCCAGTGATTTGCCGGATTTGGAAGCTTTGGATTTCGTGGAACTGGTCGGGGTGACTGCGTCGGCCACAGCGTCCTGTGCTTTCTGCCACCAGTTACCGAGGATGCCATACGGATCGTTCAGTGCCTTCTGGGCATCCGCGTTTCCCTGCTTGGCATTTGCAATTTCGGATTTTGTTGCGTTCCGGCTGCTGCCCGCTTTCTTCAGGCCGGTTTTGCCGGGGATGACAATTGCATCATCCATTGCATCGCTGAACTCATCCATCGCGGTAGACAATCCATTTTGATAAATTAGATTGCCAGGGTGCAGGGTGCTCAGCTTGAACGCATTGTAGAGCTCAGGCATCTTCTTCTGGATCGCAAGGGTCGTCTCGTCGATAGCCTGGAGGAAGCCGTCCTTCATCACCAACGCGCCAGAATAGCTTGCCTGCCGGAGTTCTTCCTGTTTTTGCTTGTCACCGATACCCAATAGTGCGCCCTCGAGAATGTTCTCGCTGTCGCTTGCTGCCAGGTCACTGGGCGAATGGATGCCCCAGAATGTCGTAAATACGCTTCGGATGGAAGAAGCCACGTTCAGCATGTTCGCCTTGGCCTGTGCCAGTGCACTCGGGTCGGCAATGCCTTCCGCCAGTCCCACGGTCACATACCGGCCAAGTTCTGCCATCACCCGGGAGGGAGAATGAGAATCGAAAGTCGTTTTGCTGGTCTCAATGACCGCGTTCGCAACTTCTTCTGAAGCATCTGCGGCTTCCTTCTTACCGTCAAGCTGGCCTTCTTTCATGCCCTCGCTTGCATTTTTACCGATGCCTGCAAATGCCTGATAGATGCCCGCCATCATGGAATCGCCGTTTTTCAGCTCATCCAGAATATCCGCAAAAGGCAGCACGAATGTCTGGGCCGAAACGCCCTTATCCTGCCCGCCCCAGTTTTTCGGGTCGAGCGGGTTGTGGCTCCCTGCCCAGGTCGTGAATTTCGTCCAGAGGTCGTTCAGTGCTGGCTCGATTTTCTCCCAGATATACTCTGTCAGGCTCACCACCGTATCGATCACAGTTGTGCCCAAAACATACAGCGCCTGTCCGATCGAGGGGGCCACCAGAATGATCGCGTCGCAGATAGCCTTGATGATTTTGGCGATTGAAGTCACCAGACTGCTTGCCACCTCGGCCAGACCCTGGAAAACACCGGCGATAAATTCGACCAGCGTCCATGCCAATGCCTTGATGCCGTTCAAAAATACCTGGAAATTCAGGCCGTTCAGCAAACTTAGGCTGGATGCCAGATTCTGTACAAAGTTTGCGGCAGAGCTCAATGCCAACAGTGCACCAAGGCTCAGGGCCAGTGCACTTAGCGAGAGGCTTAATGCCACAATGACCGGCGTTACAGGCGAAAGTATGACTGCCGCGCCACCCAGCACCACAAAAGCACCCACAATGGTCAGCAGTCCTTCACCAATTGCTTCCCAGCTCAGATTTCCAAGCCCCTGGAATGCCGGAACCAGAAGATTCACTGCCGCAGCCATCATGGTCAGGCTGATTGCACTGCCAATCCCCCCTTTCAGGAGGTTCATAGCAGCAACAAAAATAACCAATGCGCCACCGATCGATGTCAGGCCACGAACGACTGCTTCGTTATCCATCTCACCGAACTTCGCAACTGCATCCTGAAGGATCTCCATGGATGCTGCCATCAGAACAAAGCCGGTTCCCTTTCCGATGCCGAATTTTACACCGTTCATGGTTTTAGCAGCGACAACAAGTCCAGCACAAAGGGCCCCTACACCTACAAGCCCTCTTGTAAGTGCACTTGAATTAAGCCCACTCAATGCTTTCACACTGGAAGCAAGGATTCGGATGCTCACCGCAAAGGCCATCATCCCGGCAGTGCCTTTCGTAAAGCGCCCGCCATCTCTTGAGAGAATGACTGCAACTAATGCCAGCTCTGCCATCACGCCGCCAAGTGCCACCACACTGCCGAGCAGCTTGTCGGAATCAATGGATGAAATAACTTTCAGTGCACCCGAAAGGACCAGAACGGCTGCCGAAACTGCCACCATTCCACCGGCGAGAACACTCAGCTTCAGGCTCTGCACGTTCTTCGTCAGCTGGGTCATCACTGCCATCACACCCAGCAGTTCACCGAACGTAACAGTCAGTGCACCGATCGCAGCACCAAGCCGGTCTGCTTTCACCATGGAGAGAACCGCCAAAGAACCAGCCATCAGGGCCACTGCTTTGGCGATCGTCATCAAAGTGTCCGCCTTCTTGGCCGATTTCCACGCATCGACTGCCTCACCCAGAGATTCGATGGATTCTTTGATTTCGCCTACTATGCCTTTTGCGCTGGAGCCAATGGATTTAATGCTCTCAAGGAATCCCTTAATGGAGACCAACATACTGGCCCCCATGCCGCCAAGAATAAACTGGTTCAGCTTCTCGGGATCAAACTCGTTGAACGCATCCTTCGCACCTTCGGCGAACTGAGTAAAGATCTTGTCCGCAGCGGAGCCAAACGAATAAAGCACCGGGGCAGCAGCATTTACAAAATCGGTTACCCAGGTGCCAATCGTCTCCAACGGATGGAGCCCCTTCGTGATTTCGGAAGAAAACTCTCCGGCAGCCGATGCCGCATCCAACAGAATATCTGCCAGAGGCTTTGTCAGGTTCAGCACACGTACCATGCCGGACATAATGCCTTCCAGAATATCTTTTCCGACCCGCAGGGCAGAGAACACACCCTCTGCGGTGGTCTTGATCTTCTTGGCCGTATCATCACTGATGATGAGTTTTTTGGTGATGCTATCCAGCCACTGGGCAAAGCTCTTGATCTCCTCCCCTGTTTTAGAGGGAAAAATCTCCTGAAATGCCTCACGGATGGGTTTTGCAATGGCAGTTGCCGCATTCATCAGATTCCACAGGCTCTGCATCAGATGCTCTCGTCCCGAGAGTTCCCGGATCTGTTTCGAGTATCCTTCCAGATCAAGCGTTCCATTTTGAACCTTTTGATTCAGTTCTTCAAATGCGCTCGCCTGTTTCTCAATTTCTTCCCGCTCAAGTCCTCGCGCCTTCAATTCGGCATCGCTCAGGGTCAGCATCTTCTCTGCACTTGCCTGTGCTTCATTCAGGCCCTTTTTCAAAAGATCTGCACTGATACCTCCCTGTTTGATGGCTTCGCCAAAGCTACCTGCATCGGAGATCTGCTTTTCAGTGATTGCACCGGAAGCCAGTGCCACCTGCTCCATGGTATACGCATACACGTCTGCCTGATCGCCCAGCTCATTTTCAAGCAGTTTATTCCATCCGCTGTTCAGTCCGTCCTTCAGCCGTTCGTTCAGCGCTTCGATGGGCGGCACAAAGATGTCGTACAGCCGGTTCGCCAGCTCCGTCCATGTGTCGGTGGCCTCTTCCTTGTTGCCAAAGATCGTCTCAAACACGCCCATCCATTTTGAACTGGCAGCGTCTTTCGTTGAGTCGATGGCCTGTGCGAAGCTGGTGGCCTGCTGGGCGGCGAGAGCGGCGCGTTCTGCCAGCTCTCCGTACTGCCCTTTCAGCTGTTCCAGCGCCTCCGAGCTGGTTATGCCCGGGTTCTTCTGGGTCAGCTCATAGGCCGCCTCCATCATGGAAGCATACTTTGCGAAGGTCTTTTCCATGACCTCAGTGTTGGCCCACTTCTTCTGCAGGCTCGACTCAAAGCTGGCGATGGTCACTTCGCCTTCTTTGATGACACCCAGCTCCACTGCTGTGTCAATGAGCTCCTGCTTCAGGGCCTTGGTGGCCGTACCCATCAGGTTCAGGCTCTTCCAGTCCTGAAGCTGCAAATGTCCGGCGCTGTAGCTCTGGGTCAGGTTCCGGATGGTGCTCTGGAACGCAAAGCCAGTTTTGCCCGCGTCTGCGGTGGCGTTGGCAATGCCCATGATCATGGGGATCATCTTGTCGATGTTGCCGCCCGCAGCCGTCATCTGAGAAAGGGCGCTGGTCATCTCGCTGAAGCTGTAGCTGGTCTCGTCGGAGTACCACATCAGCTTGTTCAGGTAACCGTTCACCTGATCGATGCTCTTGCCCGTGGCGTTCATGATGGTCTGAACGTTGGAGGTCTTTTCGGTGTACTTGTTCCAGCCGCTGACCGCCTGATCGATGGACAGGCTCTTGACCAGCTTCTCGCCCGCATCCACAAATTTGTTGGTGATGTTCACCAGCGCCGTGGTGGCCACGATGTTCAGGCTCGAGAACTTGGATTCCAGCCGGTCAAGGCTCGTCTGCATGGTGGCAAAGTCCACGTCCTTCGCGGCTGCGTCCAGCTTCTCAAAGCCTTTTTCCGCTCCCTTGAACTGGAGCTTCTCCATCAGCCGGTCAATGGTCGAGATGGTTTGTTTGGTATTTTTCTCAAAATTTGCGTTGTCAAACCGCATTTCAACAACGCGGCTGTCTACTTCCTGGCTCATTCTGTCCTCACCTCGCCCCATGCCCGTGCTGCGATCCGCTCAAAAATGGGCCGCATCGCAGGGTTGATATAATCCACGCCCTCTACATATCCTCCGTTTCGTGTGCCGTGTCCGTATTGCAGGATCACCGCAATGGGCACACCGTCCACGATGTTGGAGTTTCTCCATGTAATGGTGATGCCCTCTTTTCCCTTGGTCACTGTGTAGCTCCAGCTTGCCGCCGTCTTTCCCGTGTCCTTCGGGGTCGCCTTCACAAGAGCCTCCACGCCCTCCTGTCCGTATCGGTCCAGCAGCTCATCCAGGCTCAGGTTCGAGCATCGCTTCAAAAATTTCCGACTCTTCTTCCAGTCGCCCTTCTGGCGAAAGACAATTACTTTTGGCATCTTACCCTCTCGTCTTCAGCCGGGCCTTTCTCTGCTCGTTCAGCATCCGCTGCTGGGCCATCCGGTCGCCCTTGCTCATCTTCTTCGCCGGTGCCTGGCTCTCCTGGCATACCCGGATCAGAGTCAACAACCGGTTCAAATGCCACTTCTCGCACTCCTTCGGGATGCCGTATGTGAACATCTGGCAATAAAGAATCTCGGCCGTTGTCTCCGTTCCATTTCTCCTGGGTGGGCATTTCGGTCGAGGTTTCGTTTTATTTTTTATTTCGTTCGGTCTTGGCTCCCCGGCAAACCATGTTGCGGTCATCGGGGCTTCCATATATGTGTTAATGGCTTTATACTGTTCTTTCGTCAGTCTGGCGTATACTTCAGGGTCTACCCCTTTCGTGATCGTCATGCAGCGGATGTAGTCCAGCCACTGCTCCACGGTCAGCTTGTCCAGATTGCTCAGGAACGGTATATTCCAGTTGCTTTCCCAATGAGCCAGGGAGAGCAGTGAGTGCTCCAGTTTCAGCGTTACCGGTTCCGAATAGACAAATTCCTCTGTCTTTGCGTTCCAGCTCTGCTTTGCCGGAATGTTTAACGTCAGCACCCGCTCCACCTCCCTGGGGTGTTTTCATTGAGGCGCTCTTTTCAGAGTGCTCTCCATTTTGAATGTTCGGTCAGTTGTGAGGGCAGGCTTACTGCTCGTCGGTGCCCTTCTTCGGGCCTTCCAGCACCATCAGGCCGGGCTGGGGGTTCTGCTTGTCGGCCTTCTTGGCCTCTTCCTTCATATCCTCGGGCAGGATCGCCTCGAAGAATGCGGCGGCCTCCTCTGCATTGGATGCCAGCTTGTAGTACAGGTCGCTGTATGCCTGGGTGGCCATGAAATCAGCCAGAACAGCCTCGTTCTTGACGAACTTGCGGCCGTCCGGGCTCAACACACCGTAGCTCTTGCACAGGATCTGCTTGAACAGCTTGGCAAGCTCCAGCTGGCTCTGGGCAGCGGTGATGCGGTTGATCATCTGCACAAAGCCGCCCTCGGTGTTCAGCTCCATCTCCATGATCTCGGCGCGGGTCAGATTGAAGTAGTAGTCCTCAGTCCGCTCGGTACCGCCAAAGTCCACGGTCGTCATCGTCTTTTTCAGCATTTTTCTTCTCCTTTATCGTGTTCATTGATGCTTGGCTTCTTACACCTGGCCCTCGCTGTCGGTGATCAGCTTGATCAGCTCGTCGGGGGAAGGCAGGGTTGCCTCGGCGCTCTCGGTGCCCCAGAGCTTGTCCTGAATGGCCTTCACGGTGGCAGGCTTCAGCTTGGAGCAGTCGATTTCCATGTGGCTGGTGGGGCGGTGACCGGTCACGTTCACGGGGGAGGTAGTGCACTCCCAGCTGAAGGTGATCGCGTCGGGGTTATCGTTGATGGTGGCATAGCTCTTCTCGCTGGGAGAGGCAGTGCTGTTCCATGCAACGTGGATCTTCTGACCCACTTCGTCGGAAACGTCGTTGCCCACGGTGGTCACCCAGCTGAAGCCAAAACCCTTGCGCTTCTGCTGGCCAATGTTCACGCCCTTGGTGACCTCTGCGGAACCATCACAGGGAGCCCACTCGTCCGGGTAGGTGTATGCCTCGATGGTGTAGCCGTACTCCTCGGCACTGCGCAGAGAAGCATACTTGATGTCGTCGGCGTAGAGCTTGGTCTCCTCAGCGCCGGAGGGGCTCTCGGTCACAGCGGTCAGGCCATTCCAGGCCACGCCGTTCTCATAGTCGCCGTCGTTTGCCATGGGGTACAGGACACCCATCTTGGTGCCCATCTCGTAAAACTTTTCGCCAACGGCATCCCAAATCAGTCTTGCCATAAACTTCCTCCTTCTTAAGTGTAGATCGTAAATACGGTGTGGTATAATCCATCCGAAACAAAAGAGCGGTCGTAGGTGCATTTTGGTAACGCACTTACGGCCGCTTTGATTTTGCTGTCCGGATCTCTGTCCATCACGGTCACCGTGTAGAACGGATGCTGAATGTAGACCCGGTCATTCGCATGGTTGTTTCGGATTCTGCTTTCGCTGTACACGATGCATGGATATTGGAGCTGGAATCCAGCTTTCGGCTGAAAATAGAGGTGGATCGACGCGGTATTCTCTTTCAGCACTTCGCGTAAGAGTGCGTCAACCTTCAGTCGTGCATCCATTCCAGAGCCCTCCCAGGGTCAGGATCAGGCGCGGGTATTGTACCTTCACGCTGGATACCTGCCATTTCTGTCCCATGAACGTCGCATACCGGAGCTTGTAGAGATGATCTCGTGCAAACGGGTCGGCTACAATGCTCAGTTGGTTTCCCACCGTGATGTCAGGGTTCACCTTGTCCCCCAGCTGCATCTGCCGTCCAAATTCCAGTACATCGCCAAAATATTGGCGTTCTGTCATCTTTTCGGTAAATACACTGGGGGCAGTCTCTTCTACCTCATCGGCAAAGCCAAGCTTTCCGCTGTATTTCATCTCTTCTCACTCCATTTTGATTAGTTACAACTAACTAAAAGGGCTGAAAACTCAGTCCTCAGCCTTTGTCGTCCAGGTTGCCGCAGCGCTGCCGTCGTAGGTGATAAAGCCAGTGGCGGTCATTGCCACAGCCTGGAGCACGTTGGTGCCGTCGTCAATCATCAGGCGGCCCAGCTTGAATGCCTTCTCGGCATCTGCCTTCTTCACCTCGGTGGTGTGGGCGGCATCCTCGTACAGCTTGTTGCCGGAATGGCCATAGGCAATGTAGTTTGCCACATGCAGGTCATAGCCGGTCTCGTAATAGGGTTTCAGCATAGGTTTCTCTCCTTTCCCACAACGGGTTAAGCGGCCCACTCAACGGCCATTGCGCTGAACGGGGTGGTCAGAGCGCCGGAGCAGCGGGTCTCGATCAGGTACTTCTGCGCGTTGAAGTCGATGTCGAAGTCATCGAACATGGAAACAGCGCCGCCCTTGTCAGCACCCACAGTGTAATCGGCCAGGTTGACAACGATAGCGACCAGGTCGCCGCCCTTGGCACCCTTGCGGCCCTCCATCTCGGGCACAGTCACAATCTTTGCAACACGCAGCTTGCGGGCCAGAGCAGCCTCGTCGGCATACAGCGGGTGGCCGATGCCGTCCTCCAGCAGGAGCATCTCGGTCAGAGCGTCCTCGGTGGTGAACAGGGTCGGAGTGCCGGAGCCGCGGTAGTCCTTGCGGGCACGGATGATCTGCTTGATCAGGGCCTTGTACTTGTCCTCCACGGTGGTCAGGCCGGTGGTCTTGCACTGAACCTTGATGGTAAACAGGTCTGCATCATTGAAGACGGGGCGGATGCAGTTCTCATCGATCTTGTCCTCAGAGGCTGCCAGACGGCCATCACCCAGCAGGTATGCCAGAGCCAGCTCACGGTTCAGCTTCAGGCGCATCTCCTGCTTCAGCCATGCCACAACGTCAAAGCTGGTAATGTCGATCACATCATCGCGATCCAGCTTCTGCTTCTTGTAGACGGTGGTGGGGCTGGTGGAGCGGCGCAGCAGGCCAAAGACCTCTTCCTTCTTGAAGTTGCCCTTGATGTAACCCTTGGCGCGAGCATCCTCCTCGGTCAGGTCAGCAAACATGCTCTTGAAGCGGCTGAACGGGATGTGGTGGACAGCGCCCATGACCACGCTCACCCAGTCGTCGGGCTTGTCGATGATGCGGGGCGGGGTGTCCAGCAGGTGATCCTCGGGGAACAGGTAGTCGATGTTGTCGATGCTGTGGGTCAGCTCGTCACCGGTCATACCGGCATCCTCAAAGGCAGCCTTCATGGTGCCATGGCTCTTGGCGGTCTTGACCACCTGGTTGATGTCCTCAATGCTGTGCTTCAGCACGGTCTGGTTGGTGTCCTTGTCAAATGCGTTGTGCTTCACGGTATCGTCCTCCTCACCGTCAGTCTCGTCGCCGTTTTCATCGGGCATTGCAGAACCGATGATCGCATACACGACATTTTTTTGTTTTTCCGTCAGAGTGTTAAAGACATCCTCTACGGTTTCTTCCTTGTTTACGTTCTTTTCGTCCACCATCTTGGCTTCCTCCTGCGTTACTTTGTCGCCAGTCACGGCATCGCCGCTGTCTGCGCTGTGAGAAATGTCTTCCAGCGGATTGCCGCCCGGGTCCATGCCATGGGTGATACTCAGGGCTGTATCCGAGACGATAAACGCCTCGCCGCCCTCGTAATCTTCATCGGCGCTGTGCTTGATCACCTCGTCGATCATCGCACCCGGGTTACAACCCGCCAGAACCAGACTTACCTCCTGGATGATGCCGTGTTTTATGACATTGCCAACTTTTGTCAATCCGTTCGCATAAATCGAAAAAGCGTTCAGGTCTCCATTTTCCACACACTGTTTTGCAGTTTGGCCGGTCGGGGTATCGTTGAACTTGGCATAGCAGTACATACCGCCGGGCCGGTTTTCCAGCAGACAATGCCCAAGCACGTTATCGATACTGTTATGGTCATGGTTGTACACCATAGGGCGAACCTTACCACTGCACTCCTTGAAGGCATCCTGCGCGATCACCAGGCCATCGTAGCACTGGACGTTCGCTTTCGTGGCCCAGCCGCTGCAATCGTAGTCAAAATTAACCATTTTGATTTGCAATACTCCTCTCTACGGCATCTCGCCCTGCCGTGATTGTTTTGTTCTGAGCAGCAATTTCCTCACTCGACTGGCTGATGTTTGCATTCCGCAGTTCATCTGCCTTAGGGTCCTTGCTGGGCTTCATGCCAATGGCCTGACGGAACTCGTTCGAGGTCATAATCTCGTTCCGGGTAAACTTGTCCGCCATCTCGGCAACGGTGGAAACAGGGGTCAGCTTGAACGGGTCACGGAAGTACATCACCGATTCCCGGTTCGCCCGGTCTTCCTCGGTCAGGAACTTTCGCCGGATCTCATCCACGACAGCTGCCACAATGGGTTCGATCGTTCTATTCTCATAGTTGGTCATCACAGCGTCGGAAGCGGTACCATTCATAATTTCCGGGGTGATACCCAGCTGGCTGTATGCCATGTTGGTCAGGTATTCCACGGTCTTCAGAAGGTTGTTTTCGAGGCTGCGATTCAACTGAGTGATATGTTCCGTGCCATCGGTGTAGGCAATGCCATATTTGGAATTGGCGAGCTGCTGCTCGATCTCTGCTCTCCGCTTTTCGGCCTGTTCTTTCTTTGCATCCGTTCGGATGACATAGGGCAGCTGAATGATCATGTCCAGCTTGTTGCTACCCACCTGCTCATCAACCACGTCCATCAGGTTCAGCTTCCGGATCAGGCGCTGCACCGTTCCATTCGGCTCGTTCATCACGGCATAGAACGGGTTTTCGATGATCGCCACCTTGTCTTTCGGCAGGGTAATCTCTTCCTTCAGGCCAGTCCGGTCGTTGTAAACTTTCATCCGAACATCATCCGGGTACCACTCCAGTACCTTTCCGACCCGCATGGATTCAAATTCGGTCTTGCCTGTCCTCGTGTCATAGTTGGTGTCAATGGGCACCAGTGCTACTACACCCTCGTCCAGCATCGAAAGAAACAGGTCAAACCGCAAAGAGCGGCCTGTCTGGTCTTTGTTGCCGGAAAGGTTCAGACAAGAATTAAGGCCCGAATCAACGGTTTCGTCATAGCGTCCGTTTTCATCGAGCCTTACATGATTGATGGTGATCGCCGCAGCATCCATTGCAATGCGGGTGTTGATGGCCGTCATAATCGTCCGGTCATTGGTTCGGTTCAGCCGTACCCGGTCGGGCCGGTTGCTGTAACCTCCCCCAATATAAATTTTTCCGGGAGGGTCCCGGTTCAGAAAAGCATTCCAGGCATGTCGCAGTCTGGAGCCAAGGGGTCGTGATGCCATTTTGATTTCCTCCAGGCTTATACTTCCGTATATTGAGCGTACATACGGTCTTTCGTTTCATTCTTATACGCTCTGTCTGCCGCCAATTTTTCGAGGGCTTTTGCCACTGCGACTTTACTAGCGTTCTTAGCAGCCGTGCTTACCTTATTCCCGGTCAGAAGATCAGCAACATACATACCATACACCGCCCTCGAAATAGCTTTTCCTCGTGCAATTCGCTTTTTCTCTCGCTCAACTGCGGTCTTTTTATCCATACCTTTGGAATAATCTTTTTCGATTCGGTTTGCACCCTTGACACCGTAATCAATTCGGTACATTGTTTTCTGATAGCTGGTAAGTTTTCGATCAGGGTCGCCATACTTTTTCTTTCCCGCAGCGGTCAAAGTTCCATCGGGGTTCTGGTAACGCCGCACGCCCCACTTCATGCCTTTGATACCATGATGGTAGAGTTCATCTTGATAAACTTGCATTGTTCCTCCTCATGCGCCATGTGCTTTCATCGTTGTAGCCAGTGCTCCACTGACGACCGCATTCTTGAAAGCACCCGATTCAACGATATTCTTACCGATTTTCATCACAGCAGAACCATTGTTGTAAAGGGTCGTAACAGTCCCAAGTGCCGTGGCGGTTGCCCCAGCAATTTTAATCGCTTTTTGGATCTTGCTGGGAGAAGCCGTAAGCCGTTCATACTGATGCTCTTTTTGCAATCGGTTGATACGCGCATTCAGCTCACTGTCGCTCATTTCACGGACGCTTTTCTTCGTATGAGCGCGTGTATAGTCTTCGTGATCCTGCGCATAGTGCTTCTTTCCCTCGGAAGTAAGTGTGCCATCCTTATTCTGGTAGCGCCGCACGCCCCATTTCATGCCTTTGATACCCCAATGGTAGAGTTCATCGCTATATACCGTCATGTTCCACCTCCTTTGCAAATAAAAAATGCACCAGCCGTTAAGCTGATGCACTATCATGTTTCTTTATTTAATTGCAACAATTTCAGGGCCAGTAATCTCTAATTCACCATCAAGAATGATGCTTTCGATTCCTTCAGGCTCATTATCCTCTGGAAAAATATAATCCGTCACCACTCCAGAATATTTTTTTCCATCAGAAGTGATTACCGTCACTCTTTTTCCTTCATAAGCTCTCAGTTTCACGATGTCACATCCTCTCTTACTGGATAAATATGTGTACCCTTATTGGAATAAATAATGAGCGCGTTATGGGTTTCATGTTCAGCGCCATCCAAATCAACATATACGCCAATTGGCTCGTCAGATCGAACACGCTCTTTCTTTACCCATTCACCCTTATTTGAAGAGATCATCGTTCCTGTTCCATGAAGCCTTAAAATATAGCGCTGTGCTTTATCAGCACTAAAATAGGTGTAGCTTTTGCCTTGCTTATACAAAGGCGAATTACGGTCATGCTCCGATTGCTTGCTTTTCCGAATAGCAAGACTAACTTCACCCTTTTGCACAGCTCTTCGTAATACCGATGAGTTTATTTTAGCACGTTCAGGTTTATCTGTATAGGGTTTATGTCCCAGCTGAGCCGGAGTTCTCCGCACGCCCCATTTCATGCCTTTGATACCATAATGATAAAGCTCATCTGGATTTCTCCAGCGCCAAATACATTCATCCCTTCTCATTTTATTCCTTTACTCAAACGCATCCCGGTTCTTTTTCCACGCCACATAAGCATCCATCATGGCAGCCACAGCATCGATCTTCTGATCCTGCCGCTGTTTGTAGAGCTTCCGGTTGCCGTTGGTGTCCACCAGCGTAATGCAGTTGCCCATGGCAAATTGCATCAGCTGTTCGTCAAACAGCAGCTTCCGCTGTTCACTCAGCTTTTTCAGCTCACCCAGCGGCACGCTTTCGGTCTTTGCGCCCTGGATAACTTTCACAACGCCAAAGGTGCTGTTTTCGTCGCCCCAGCGCTTCACGAACTCCTGCGCGTTGTAGGGGTCGTAGCCAAACGCCCGTACGTCGTACTCGTTCTCCATGATAAAGTTGTCCAGGTCATCGTACACCTGCATCATGTCCAGGACCGTGCCGTCAAACACGAACAGGGTCCCTTCCCGCATAAACTCCTCATACTGCTGCCGTCTCGAAGCCGGAAGCTGGCTGAGGGTGTAGGATGTGATGTAGTCCCTCGTCTTGACCCCGAAATATCCGTTGGCCAGCGGGAACAGGAAGGTAAAGGCGCAGAAGTCGTCGCCCATGGAAAGGTCCGCCCCCATGGCACAAGGCATCTGCCAGAAACTTCTCTTCCTGTGGCACAGGGTCTCCTCGTAAGGGAAGAAATAGGTGTAGCCCTCCATGGGCAGGTTGAAGCGCTTGGCCAGGATATCGTTCCGGGCGCTGGGGGATTTCTCCGCCCGCTCCACGTCCAACTGGTAGGTCTCGTAGCTCACGGTCTTGCCCAGGTTCGGGTTGGCCTTCAGCCACATCTCCGGCTGGCCCACCTCTTCAATGGAGTCCAGCTTGTAATACCAGATGGACACATGGGGGTTGACGTACTCCCCTTTCAGGATGCTCATCAACTCCATTTTGATGTCGTCGCCGCAGCCGTTGCGCACCGTGCCCTCAGAGGAAGCCGCCACGATGAGGTAATTCTCGTTCTTGGCTGCGCCCTGTTCAATGGCACCAATGGGATCTTCCCGGATGTCGCAAGAGAGCCACTCGTCCACGGTCGCCACAGTGTCGCGCCGTCCTTGCAGCTTCTCAATGGTCATCGGGCGCACTTCCAGCAGGCTGTTGGTCAAAAAGTTCTCGATGCCCTTCTTGGTGGAAGCCATCTTCACCCGGTCTGCCTTGGAGCCGGTGGTGTTTTGCAGGCTGCCCTCGGTCATAAACTGGAACACCGGCCCCTTTGCCCGTGCCAATGCGGTGCGGAAAGGTGCCAGCACCTCCTCGGCCTGTTTCATGGTCGGAGCGGTGGTCAGCTGCTGGGTCGTGGTGGTGTACGCCGTCAGGAAGTATGCCTGCAAAAACTCCAGATACATGGTCTTCGCAGCCGATCGGGTAATGATGAGGTATTGCTTTGTCACCAGCCGCTTTTTCAGCCGCCGTGTCTCGTAGTGTCCGCCGCCTCCGCGCTCGTTCGGCACAAAGACGCTTCGTTCTACAAAGTAGTACCACCCAAAGATCTCTTCGGCCCATAACTTGAAACTGTCCAGCAGCTTCACGTCGGTGCCGTCGGTCAGGGTCAGCTCATCCTCGCAAAAGGAGATAAAGCCGTTCACCGCCTTGTCGTCATAGTAGATGCCCGGGTTGGCGATCAGGTCGTCGATCCGCTCCATCTCCATGGCAATTTCCCGGCATACGGGTATTTCGCCACGCATCACGGCCTCCCGAAAACGGCCGTAGTAGATCGGCGTGGCCGTATTCGAGAGTGCCATTTTCAATTCTCCTATTATAATAAGGTTGAAACCTTACGTTTTATCCTGAATCACTGTCCAGTATCTCGGCCAAGTGGTCATTTCCAAATATTCGAGCAGCCATTTAGGATCACTCAAATCTCGTTCGATTCCATCCTCACGATGCACCACCAAATGCCTGTCGGCATTGATATACCAGTAATCTTTGTAGTCATGCCTACCAGTTTCATCAACATAGTAGCAGTACATACAAATTTTCTTACCCGAAACCAATTGGCGATATGCTTCGGGCCATTCCATCAGGATGTTGCCTTCATGTTTCACCATGTTGTCACGCTTCTTTCTCAGAATTATCATGCTCCACGTTCAGCCGCCATTCCATCTCGGAGGCAGTATTCTTCAGTGCTTCCATGGTGGTGCTGCTCTGGGGCGGGTCAAAGCCCAGCAGCCGTACCTTCACGGCCACGTAAGCCTTCACCGCTTCCACCTTCACCGGGTCGGCAACGAACTCAGTCCATTCGTTTTCTTTCCCGGAAATGGCGTACCCCTCGCCGGGCCCCACGCCCATCTGCACCAGTGCAAACAGCGCCATGTTGATGTACATGATGATGTCCGCATCAAAGTCGGTGCACTCCTCGGCAATACCCAGCAGCTTCTTCACGCTCGTCAGGATCGAATTCATTTTGATTCCTCCTCGGCATCGCTGTCGCCACCCATAATGTAACTCATCATGGCATAATACCAGTCCTTGTGCGCCTGTGCCATCAACTCAAGCTCTGTCAGGTGACGGGATGCTCCGTCCTTACCCATGGCCGCTTCTTTCTGTGCACTCTCCTCGACCAGCTTGGCCAGCCTCCCCGCATCAATCGCCACTTGACCAGGCTTCAGCAAAACGAGGTCTCCCCCAGCACTCGGAGCAGCGTTTCGTGCGGTCACAGCCTGATTCTCATCCCTCCGCGGGACAATCTTCATCCCATCAAACGTGATATCCCCGGCCCGTGTTGCCCGCACCTGCTGCCCATCCACATTCGTGGCCAAAGCATCGTCAAAGTCAAAGCCCTTGTTCCGCGGAGCAGCCGTATAGCCCTGCTGGAGCCCGGCTTCTGCAATGCCCACGTTCGCCCAGAGCAGTGCTTCGTCCAGCTTCGTCAGTGCCAGGCTCCTCGAACGACTCGGTGCAAGGTTCTGAATCATTGTTTCCGCTTCTTCCAGCTTCCGCCGAAGTGCCATGGCATAGTCCTGCTCTCGCCGGTTAAATGCTTTCTTCTGATACATACTTATTTCCTCCATGGGCAGGTGTCGCCCGGTTTTCTATCGCCGTCTGGCAGCTTCGGGCCCTTCCCCGTTCCATAGTGGATAGCCTTATGCGTCACCGCTGAAACACAAATGGCGTTCTCCGGGTCAAGCAGCTTCTCGCTGTGCTGGAGAACGTCTTCTTTTGTTATGGGGTTCATGTGGTGGATGGAGATCTTCGGCTTTACTGGCCGCCCATCCCGCAGCACCCAGTCCGTGATTGGATGGTCTTTACACCCCAAATCACATCCCATGTCCCGCGCAATGATTTTGTCTCGGAACTGCCGCCACTCTCTCGATTGGTAGAAGTCCTGGTTCAGCCATCGGTCAAACCCGAAGGTGTCCTTCCCCACCTCACCGTGCAGCTGTAAATATTCCAGCCGCTCTTCATAGGTCAGCAGGGTGCATAGTTCTGTGTAGCTTTTCATAAGCGCTTTCATCACTTTTATTATTTACGGTAACCGCCAAACCATCCTTCAACGGCTCGCCTGACTGATACATAAGGTAACGCCATAATTGCTCGAGTTCATCTCGTGTCATGTTCAACACCTCAAAAGACCCAGCCATCTGCCACAAATGCACCGAACAGCATAACACCTACTGTTCCGGAGATTGCACACATGAGAATCGTGTCGAATTTCCGGTTCACGCCGGTGTATTCAAGCGACAGGAAAACTTCCACCAGAAGAACCGGAATCATAGCAAACACCAGAATACGAAATACCTCAGCACTCATACTCGTCATCCTCTCCCAGGCCGTTGTATTTCTTCATAGCAGCAATGGCCTTCTCGTACAGTTCCTCGGAGTGCTTTGCATTCTGGAGTGTCTCGGTCTTTGCCCGCAGCAGCTTGTTTTCCTCTTCCAGCTTTGTTTTCTCCAACTCGTTCTTAGAGGTCGCCAGCTTCAGAAAATGGGTCGTCTCAGCGCTGGATGCCGTACCTTCCAGCAGTCGTTTCTCAACCAGCTTCATCGCCAGGTTGATCATATAGTTTTCTTGTGCTTCCGGGGTTCTTGCAGGCCGCGAAGTTGCAGCCGACATTTCGCCCGGGGCAGACTTCTTAGGTTTCATTGCAATAACCTCGTTTCACATTCTTATTTTGCTTTTGCAAGGGTTCATGGGAGTCGCAGTAGTACCAGTTAAGCCTGTCTCATTTGAAAGGAGAAGAAAAAGCAGATCATGCCCAATGGAGGTTGAACATCACGAAAGCCCTGAACCCAAACATATAGGAGGATACTATTCCCATGAGCCCTTGCAAAAACCGCCGAAGCCCCGGTCTACACCCCAGAACCTCGGCAATTTCCCATATGACTGTAAATCTTAACACCTGCTGTGGATACAGGCATCGAGAGTTTACACAAATATAATCGGCAGCTTTCGCTGTCGGAGCCTTAAAGCCCAAATATCAATTTTCCCTCCGGGGAAATATCAAAGACCGGCGCGATTTGAGAGGGGGTGCCGATTTTGAGACCCCCTCCCTATGGTTTACGCAGTTTGGCCTAGCGTATCTTCATCAGATACATTGATTTTGAGCTTTTTGTAAATGTTTATTGGATCAGCAGCAACAATCTTGTCGATTGCTTTCTCAATTTCATAGGCATTTTCGTTGTCCGTGAACTGAGAGGAGGTCTCGGCGATCCTCATAAGCAACCCGGAAGAGTTGTAGCCGTGATCAACGTCATATTGGTACCACTTTTCAAACTCCTCATACGGACTGTACGGGTTGTCAAAGGTGGTAAGAAAGCATCGAACCATAATTCAAAGCCTCTTTCTTGATGGATTGTTACTTATTGAGTGCACTATAAACAGTAGATTCAGGAACGCCACAAGCCTTTGCGATTTCGGCATAAGAATAACCGCTTCGCAGCATTGCACTTGCTTTGGACATCTTTGCAGAAGTCATAACAGTTGCATTCTTTGGCATTGCACGCTTCACAATTTCATCAGAATCAGACGAATTAAGGAATTTCGTCAGCATGTTGTCTGAAATTGCACCAGCTTGAACAGCTTCCCATTCCTTATCCGTGAAGGTGACCTTGGATCTGCGTCCGCTTGCACCAACTGAATCACGAGCACGCTGCATTTCGACAGAAGAGATTTTCTTAATCTCTTTTTTATCTTCTGTAATGTTGGGGTTCAAGCCTTGCTCTTGAATCTTTGCCTTAATATTAGCATTAGCAATTAGCATCGCCTTGCGTTCTTTGGGTTTATTGGCGATCATATTTGCATACTTAGCTTTCAGCGAAGCTACTTCAGGGGCATACTTTTTAGCAGCTTCAGCACTGTATTCGAGTCCTTTCATATTAACAGCTTCTTTTCGAGCTTGAGCGGCCATGGCCTTCAGCTTATTAGAGAAGTCCGCATATAGGTTCTCTTGAACAGTGCCAGAAGACAGAGTTCGAGCATCTTTCGTTTCGGAAATCAGGCTGACAGTATCCTCCGCTAGACGCTTCTTGCCGCTTTTGGGGTCAGTGAATGTCCGTCCGCTCTCCTTGTAAATATACTCACCGGTCTCCTTGTCTATGCGGACACTGCCACGACGCTCCGGCACTCGTACTGTCTGCTTACGCCGGGACAGCAGCGTGGATGCACCACCATACTTAGTGTTTCCTTCTTCGTCAACACGAATCTGCCACTTCTGCTTCAGCTCGGGGATACCATTCTCTCGCTCAGAGCGCTTATAGTCCAGCTTATGCTTTTCCGCATCGATAACGACCATGGAGTGCTTAACCGCACGTGCAAGCTCGTCCTCATCAGCACCACGCAGTGTCATGTCAGTGATGAGGTTGGAGATCACGCCCATTTCGCGCTGCTTGTCTTCTTTCTTCATCAGCCTGACATTGTTCGGATTGCCTTCAGGAACTGCATAAGCTGTCTTGGGATCGAATCCTTTCAGTGCTTTCAATGCACGGGTGGACTTGATGTTGACCTTGTCGGTAATAGGAATCGCCATAACCGTGTCGCCATCGAAGTCTGCGCCCGAAAGCCGCTCTGCAACCTTCGCATTGATACCGATTGCATCCTGAATCGCACCGAGATTCCGCTTGCCGCTGACATTCTTGTTGTTGACAGTCACAATGGGAATCTCAAAGGTACCTGCATGAGGATAACGGATCAGTGCAAGTCTGGTGCCATTCTCATAGGTAGGGCAATAAGCCTCTGTCTCCTTAATCTTATTGATCGGCAGGATAACCTTCGTGGACTGGCCCGGGAAAGCAGATGCCTTCAGAGTCATGGATGTTCCTTCAACCGTATCAGCAAAATCATTGAGCAGTTTCTTCTTGACCGTAGGATTATCGTACCGCATGATTTCATCATATTGGGCTTTATAATCCGCAACGGTAAGGTTAAGCTGGTTCTCAATCAGCTTCTTGGGCTGCTTGGAAAGGAACTGAGAAGAGACATTCCGAGACATCGTGTCCCAGTCGCCCTCCTCCTTCAGCTTGTTGATCGGCGAGAGGTGCTCTTTGCCGTCATCACCGATATACATACTCTGGCCGTTGGCCTTGATAGCTGCGCCAAACGGGTTGTCAGGGTCCGCTTTTGCTTCTTTAAGGACCTTCATCTTGGGCGTGCCAGAAGGCTTATTGGTGTTGAACATAACGTCCACACCATCCGGCAGATCGTCAGAATAGACTGCCATGCCCTTCAGATAATGGTCGCCGTCAACAAGGATGCGAACCTGCGCATAATGGCTCTTGCCGAGATCAAGGTCAGGAACCCCACGGCGAATCTCCATAACGCCGTCTTTATCCAGGCCACCTTCGTCGCCATAACGAATCGCAACACGACTGGAGTCCAGGCTGGAGGGGCGCTGAAGCTTCGTAAAAGTGTCGCCGCCATCATCTGTATGATAATCGCCAAGTGAATCGATCTGATCCTGATGCTGATAAGCATATTTCTGATCAAATTCAGGCTTCGCAAGAACTGTAATGTTCGTTTGCTGGCGAGGATTGGTAGGCTGCTTGATGCCCACACCGTAGCGCTTATAGCCATATTCGGCCTCTAACTTGTATGCGGCCTCATCCAACTCCGTTTGAGTTATTCCTAAAACAGAATTTGCTCCTTCAGAAATGTCAATTATACCTTTTTTATCGACTTCAGCCTTCAATGTATTTGCGATATTTACAGCACGTTGTTCTTTTTTACTAATGTTGCCATTATATTTAGAGCGAACACTAGATTCGCTCATCCCTAGTTTATCACCAATTTCTTTCCATCCAAGACCATCTTCTTTTAGAGCACGAATCTTGTCGTACTCCAATGCTTGGCGTTCATGTGTAGCCGTCCGCTGAGCTACTCTAAACTCTGTAAGCCCCATTTTATATTCATCGGGAAGAGAATTATTGATAGTTTCCAGAATATCTTTTTCAGAGAGGCCTTTCTTTTTTAATTCTTTCACCCGGGACAAAAAATCACCAGAATGCTGATACGGATTATCACCAGAGCCCCAGGGATAACGCCCGGAATGGCGTTTCGTACCGTAATGCTCCAGAATATTACTTTCAGAGGTAATGCCAAAATAAGAACGAAGGTCTTTTTCAATCGGGTTCATGCTGCCACTCCTAACAAAATATCAGTGATAATCGGATCAAACTCTTTGATTTTAGCAATAATCGGATTGATTTCATCTTCAGTAGGATTCTCGATCCAGATTTCATCGTTCTGGTAGATACGGGTTTCTATCCGAATATCTTTCGGGTCGTATCCGTACTCCAGACAGAAAAGAGCGGCATAAATATAGAGCTGCTCCATGTGTGCAGGAACAGCTCCAGTTTTGAGATCGTGAATGCGAAGGAAACCGTCGTTGAATGTAATTGCATCTGCGGTTCCGAAGCAGTTGTCGCTATAATAGAGGACTTGTTCAGTATCCATGCGGAAGCCAATGGCATCATTCACATAGGTATTTAATGTCTTTTTGCTCTTTGGCAACTTTTGCTTAAGAGCAATGCACTCAGCTGCAAACGCGTGCAGGCGGGTTCCTCGTTCTTTCGCCTGATAATTAAGAACGGCATTGGTCAGCCTATCTGCATCATAGTTTAACCAATGATAGTTACTTGCTCCGAGGAGGGCATGTTTCCCCGTGAGCCTCGAATGATCTCGCCAGTTCATTAAGAACTTCCTCCTTGTTTTCAGGATAGATAAAGGAAGCAAAACTCATCTCGTCCATTTGCCGAACATAATAGTCCTGATTTGGACGATGAGATGCAGTCGCTGACTTCTTGCCTTCCAGTGCGCCCCAGGTTTTACCATAAAGAACTAAGAGATCGGGAATACCCTGAATCTCCGTAGGATCTAAATGGACAACCTTACAGCCTGGAAAGCGTTCTTTCAGTTCCTTTACCAATCCTGTCTTGAATTTATTTTCGAGCATGATACAACCTCCAAAAATAAGAGGAATAGCACGTCTTGAGACACATTCTATTCCTCCCATAAAAGGGGATGTTTTTCTCGCGTGAGTTTTTAGGAAATAATGTGAATTTTTAGGAATTTTTGAGAAAACAGAGCAAAAGAAAAAGCCCCTGCGTTTTTCGCGCAAGGGCTTTTAAAAATTTACAACTTATCCACTTTTTCAAGCTGTCGATAAGCTTGCATAATGTGCTGTATTGTCTCGTTTGAAATTCCGCTCCAAGTCATAGCCTGATTCATCAATTGCAATGTGTTCTTGCGCCCACTAGATTTACCGCGCGCATATTCCATATTGCCCATTGTAGTCATTACAACCTGAAGTGTTCTTTCTTCCATTTCAATTTTTCTCATGGTGCAATCTCCTTTGTTGAATTGGTGGAATTTCTTCCATAATAGAGATTGCTTTTTTTCGCGTCATTAAAGATGCTTATAGATTTCGTACAATTCTTCTGGTCCACAGCACATCTGAAGTGCTTCATATTTTCTTTCGCCATAGTCATCTTGTATCGTTCCATCATCGCAGTCGTAATTATAATCATCTGGACCAAAGGAGCGGTAAAGCTCATCATACGAATACTCTGCTCCGCATTTTGAGCAACGCCAATGCTCTCGTCCATTTTTGCCAAGTATTCGTCCACATTCGCACACGGGTCTTTTTATATGAAGTTCTACATATTTATTTGCGTAACAAGATATATGCCGACCTTTACGATCTTCAGTCCACCATTCTTCAAAACCATACTCATTAACGAAATCCATATTTTACACCTCATAACCGTCAGCGATAATGCAACCATACGCTGCATCTTTATCATACACTATCCGACGAGATTTTACAAGGCAAAAATCTATGGCCCTCGCGGCCAAATCGAGCTAAAAACTCGCTGTGGCCAAAAGCCCATTTTTTATCTCCTATTACTATATATAAATTTTCAATTTTTTAAGTAACTTAAAGAAAAAAGTGGGTTTTTGGCCAAATGGCATATTTTTAACGTATTTACGTTAGTTTTTGTGGCCATTTTTGTAAAAATTTTTGGCCACAAAGTGGGTTTTTGGCCACGAAATTTACACTTTTTGATGTTTTCTCGAAAAGTTCACAAAAATTACGAAAAATAAAATGGGCAGAACCGGGCATCATCGGTCAAGTTATTTTCAAAAATAAAAAGGCCGTGAAATTTTATCTTAACCGAAAAATTTCAAAATTATGCCGGCTATAACCGGAATCGCAATCATCAGACCAATATAAACCGGCATCATTCTCCGATTTTTCTCAGCCTCTTCTCGCTCTTGCTCCTGTTTCTTTTCGTGAAGCTCCATGCCTTTCATGGCAATATCTTTGAACGCATCCACTCTCCGAACTTTTGCTTCATCCACAAACCGATACGTCTCCTGATAGTCATCGAGCCGAACCTTCGTCCCGCAGAACTCACAGAACATGAAATCTCGGTTGTCATCCTTCACCGTAAGATCCGCACCACAGCCAGGGCATTTTACCGTCCGTGCCATAAAAGCACCTCCTATTCGTCATGTATTAAGGATATCATGTGCTCTGCCCATAGTCAAGTAAATCAGGGCGGCCTCACCCAAATAACATTTTTATCCAGTTTCATACTTTAGTCCTCAATCTCAAACATCACATTCTCCGGTGAGATGATTGTATCACGCTTCTTACCCTTGAACCGAAACCTCACAAACTGGTTCGTCAAACCGGAAATTTTCTCAACCAGTCCGTATTCACCACTAAAATTAGCCACGATCTTAGCCCATACTCTCCCCTGCTTGGCCAGTTCGTTAAATTCACCCGCGGTCATTACCCACACTCACCTCCGCCATCAAACTTCTCCCCGCCGCATACAAGAATTTCTTCAGCGACAGCACCTTAATATCGTACGTACTCTTCAAATTCTCCAGCTCAATATTAACCCCACCAGAGCGATACTCCGCCATATCCAATGCATACCGCATCCGGCGATCTGCAACACCAGGGCTGCAATTGAACTTATCTGCCAGCGATGCCTCGATATCCCTCATGGACATAAATCGGTGCGAGTTCAAGTCATCGACGACCATCTCCACAGCCTCGCCCATCAGCTCCCCGCCAAAGGTCAGCATGGGAACCTTCAACTTAGCGAGAAAATCATACGTTCTTTGCTGCATTTCTTATCACCGCATCCTTTCTCACTCAGGTTTTCATAATTGCATTTGCTGCATGAACCAGATATGTGGTACTGTCAATCGTGATTTGCAGCTGATCGCCTTCGTAGTCAGTCCAGTTGTCCACTTTGCCTTGAACAATAGTTCCATCGGGCAACTTAATCTGTGCCCAGGAATAGGTAAATGTCGTATCAAACACCCTATAGTTTCCGCAACTGCATAACCCGAGGCAGCCAACGAGCATCATCATACATGCAACGACGCAAATAATACGATTTTTCATAGTTAATCACCTCAACCAAATATCATGTAAATCAAAAGCAAGAACCATCCTGTATATCTGATGATTCTCTGTTTTTCTTCGCCGATGTTCTCAGCAAAAGACATTCCAATTGCGATAGCTTGCAAAATAATGCTTGCGAGCAGCACAATTCGCATCACTTCACCATGCTTTCTTTATCGATCTTTACAAATGCAAGAGCTACTTTCAGGAGGAGAAGCTGAATTTTTTCCATATTTTTAACTGTCTCGGCAAGCTCTTTGATTGAGCATGGGCCATCGATTTCAACCGAGGCATAGGCACTCGGATCAAATGTCTCTGCAAAGTTGATTAGGTTCTCTACAAAATTCTCATCATTAAAATTTGCAGAGAATGTTCCGCCTATCGGGTTATAGCACAGTTTATACCCGGTTTCGGTCGTGTATAAATGAAAGCCAAACTGTTGTAGCGCGTCAATATATTTCTTATCCATTCCTTTCATGCTTACTTCACCATACTTCCTTTCCGTGTCTGGTCATCCGCAGGCCAGTACGTGTAAATATCATCGAACACCACCGGGATCTTCTTCTGGAGTTCCATCAGCAGCGGGCACATGAGCTCCCGCATCTGAGGATGGGCCGCCACAGGAGTACGCAGCTTGAAGATGTTGCGCCACTCACGGTAGTTGGCCGTCACCACGATCTCGGTCTTCAAGCACAGCGGCAGCACACAACGGGCCTGTTCGGGACGCATACCGAGTGCGATCATATCCTTATAAAGGATTTCCGCAGATTCGCAGGAATCAAGCCAGGTGCTGCCAGGCGTATATTCTGCGCTTTCACGTTTCTCGTCAGTGTCGGTCACATCAATATAATACGGCCGGATAAAACTCAGCTCTCCGCCAAACTTTTCCTTCGAGTAGTTGCAGTACCGTGTGCTCTCCTGCGCAAAGCTCGCAATACGGTGCCTTATCAGTTCATTGGCCACGCCACGATCACAGGTAAACAGCACACTCAGCTGCGAATGCTCCAGCATAGCCTCATGCCCCTGCTTCACCAGAAAGCCCACCAGTTTCTTTGCCGACTCACCATCCGGCGTGATCTTGTCCTCGCTCTTGTAGCAGACCCGGGCCACTCGCTCGATCTGCTGGAGCTCCTTAATGCCTCCCTCAGAAATGTCAGTGAGGATTTCGTACTTAGGTTCAACGATTTTCATAATCAGTTCTCCTTTTCATCAATGAATCAATGATTTCAAGCTGCCGCAGACTCTTTCCATTACCTCTTTGGGCCACCATGCTGATGCCAATATCCTCGATTGGGATAATGTATCCGAGATGAGCCAGTTGCTTATGGTCGCAAGTTTCCACCTTAGGACACTTCTGGCATTTAGGTGCAAGTATCGTAAGTGCTCCGAAGTCGTTGTTCATGTTGTCCCCTCCGATATCATTTTGCATTCACAATCCCCACAGATATCACCCGAAGCATGTTTCTTTGCAAATGCCATGCCCTTCTTGATGGCCTCCTGCTTATTCTCGGCTTTGACTTCAAAAGCCTGATGTCCACCACCATTGATTGGGTTCATCGTTTCTTCATCATATTGCACGATGACACTGCCTGTTTTATCGCATCCAAATCCGCAATTCCGACACTGAATCTTATACTTGATTTCCAGGCTTGTCCCAGTGGTCGCTGTTCCGTATACAGTTGGCCTCACTTTTGAATAGCATACCGGACAACATCTCATATAAAATCCTCCAAAATCGAGTTAAGCAGAATCTCCAGCACCCGGTTTATGCCCGCCACCACTCGATATGGCCACGGTTCTTTCGGTTTCACCCGGGCAGGGGTATCAGACTTTCTCAGCGCACCATAAAGCCACCTGTCGAACTGCCCAAGTGAAATATCATTCTCCATGCACCATTCACGAGCATCTGCGTAGCTAATATCACCATTCATGCAAAGCTCGACCACATCACGCAATGTAGCGTTCGGCTTGATCAGGATATCTTTTTGAAGCTCGTAATCCTCAAAATACAAGTCCTCGCGTGACCCGTCAGCCCTGTGAATAACTTGCGCAAAGGGCTTACCATCCGCATAAAGCGTCGTAATATCCTCATCAACGTCGATTCGAGGACAGTCGTACCTCCATATGGCCTCAACAACTTCTTCATAGTCAATCATATCGCACCTCACAGCAGAATCCGGAACAAAATGAACCAGATCACCTTCAGCGTGAACACAATAATGATCAGCCATGCGCAAATAACCAGCGTTGCCGCCAGAATATGACCCAGCATATGGCCGATCTTCTCCCAAATATCAGGTCTCTTCATCTCAATTCCTTTCTACACTCGATTTCATCTGCCGAAATATCGTAATCAAACGCCAATTCTGTTTTGGAAAAAATCTCTTCATCTTCTTCATCTGGTTCATTCCCGACGGGATATGCTAGTAATTCGATATTCTTGTAGTAGAATACCTTATAAAACGTCTTCACCCCGCACACCTCCTCGCCGCATCCAGACGGCTCTCCGCAGCGTTCAGCTCGAAGATAGCGGCCGTGATAAACTCCGGATCGCAGTTTTCAAAGTGGTTCCGGGCCACCTCAAGATCCCGCATGGCATCTTTCAGCGTGTTGACTGTCGAAACCACCGGCTCTGTCCAGAGTATCTTTTTGACGAAATCAACGATTTTGCGCAGCATTTCTACACCTCCACATCTTCATAACCTGTCGAGCCGTGAGCCAGCCCTCAACATCATCATGGCTAAGTAGCTGTGAGCCCATCACCTCGATAAGCCCCTGCTCAAAGCCATAGGAACCCCAACCCCAAACGCCATCCCAGATACGATTTCCAGCAGCATCATATGCAATGATTTGCTCACCGCAATCAAGCCGTCCGCCCGGAAGATACTCCGGACAGTCCGGTCTGTCCATCTCTGGCCAACGACGTCCATAAGTATGCGGAACCTTAGCGTGCTTCAGCAGAATATCCAGCTTCTGCATCTCGGTCATGTGATTCCAAGCCCGGAGTTTCCAGGTTTTCTTAGACATGTTTCTCATTTCTGCATTTCCTTTCGTCAGCCTCCATGGTCTTTGCGATTTTATGCTGAATATAAAGCACACAGCCAGCCTGACTATCACACCCAAATGAAGCCAATAGTCCAGCAATAGCATTCAAAGAGTTCAAATCCTCTTCAGCAAATATCATTTAGCGTTCACCGTTCCTCCTGGTACTCTACAATTTTGGTCACTTCACTCTGAACCCGGCGTAAGAAATCACACATGCCCAAGTAACCGCATTCCCTCAATGCCTTAGCGATATCGCCTAAACTATCCATGTCGGTCCTTGTGAGATTAACTTGAGGAATAACTTCAATGTTCTCCTCTGTGATAAATGGGGTATAGTCCCCACAATGGCAGCATTTAATGTTCATGCGTTGCATGCAAGCATCTCCCTTCAAATATAAAAATATAGATTTGAAATCAGTCGTATACCTTATATTCCATATTGCTTACATGGGCGATGGTGTCGTAGTTATCACCCTCAAAGCGAAACCTTGCCATACCGTTCGAGGTTAAATCAGAGAACTTTTCTAAATATCCGCTCCGTCCGGGCCAAGGGCGGATGATTTTCATGAAGACCTTATGGGTCGTGGCTTTTTCCTGAATCTCGTGCATTTGAATCGCTCCTTTTTGTTACAGTTCAGAAAATAAAGAGCCGCAGATTTCTCCACGGCTCTATGCCCTTAGAACTCCTTAGCCAAATCATCCGGCATGAATTCCCGATTTTTTCTTAGTGTCGTCTTATTGATCATCGATAACTTCAGCTCAAGAAAGTATGCCTGTTCGTCAAGTGCTTTACGCTTAAGTTTGTTTAGTTCAAGCTCATACATAAGCTGCTTTTCCTTGGCATCCAATTCTTCTGTAGTATAATCCTCATAAGGCGAATTCATAAAATCCATAATAATAACCTCCAAGTATAATTTGTGACTATTCGTCCTCCATAAAGGAAGCTGATTATTTCGCGCCTTCCTTAAACTTCAGAGGTTTCACCGTACCCTCCCGCGCACACTCCGTCAGGCACTCGTGGCAGGGTTCATCCGTCTCCAGCACCTTGAAGCTCTTGCACTTCGGACAGTAGGTCGCATAGTCCACTTCGCGCATCCAGTTATTCATCAGCGCTTACCTCCGTCGTATCTATGCATCGTGTATCCATTGCAAATCTTGCACTTAGCATAGCGGATGTTCGGATAGTACCTTGAATACCTTTCAGCTTCATTCCATTTATGAAGTGCGATTGTGCGTTTGCAAGCGCAGTCCATGCACACAATTTTTATTCGGTCACTCATCAGGTTTCACCTCCGAAATAAAAGTGTCCTTTCCGCAGCGAGGGCAACGTGCCAGAACCTCACCGTTATGGATTGTGCACTCCTTCATACTGTTCCAGTTAGATGCAGGAATCCCAAAATGAGCATTACAGCCACCGCATTTAACAGCAACGAGCTTATCATCAGGGTTTGCATACTCATCGAGGCTACCGATGTATTTATGTACCCAATGCTCATTGCAAAACGGGCATTGCAAAATTCTACTGCTCGCAGGAACTTCATCCATGTCGTACAGCCACACCTCAGGGGCAACAGGATGGCGTTTATTGCAATTGGTACACTCAACCGATATCCAAGGACGTTTCTTCTCGGTCTTCTCCTGCTTAACGGAGAACCTATCATCCAGAATATCTTTCATGGGAACAAGCACCGAATGGTTGCAAAAACAACACTTTAATTCAAGTTTTTCTCCAGAAACATCCGCTCGAAATGCTACCCCATCACAAATCTGGCCATTCTCTTTAATAATCGTAGCCTCACAATTGGGGCAAAGGACTTGATAGTTCTTTTTCTTAACCTCCCCAACCTTCACCGCAAACCTATCATCCAGCTCCGGGTGCGTCTCCCGCTGGTTAAGAGCCCACAGCAGGTTCCAACAGGCAGCTCGTAGGTGGTCCTCGTCGTCCATTCCGACCATGTACTTTGCCAGATGCCGAGAAGCACTGTCCAGCAGCGAATGCAGCGGAATACCCTTGTCTACGTTGTGCTCACCGTACTTCAAGGCACCTTCCTCACAGTGCTTACTGACCTCCATGATGCCGTACCAAGGCAGAAGGTCCATCCGCCCCTTCCCTGCGTGCATATCACGCTTGGCACCGGTTTCAAATTCGGTGCGATCGCCAGAGTCTTTAATCATTTTTGCTCCTCCCAAGGATATTTTTCTGCTCTTGTTCCATCTGCTAAAATTTTGCAGTAGCACTTTTGGTCAGGTAATACACACTTACCAGCGTTCTCGATGTTGATATCGCAGTCTTTATATTTGCCGTAAATACTACGCTCGCAATCTGCACAATAGTTAATCTCTCCCATAAAATATCAATCCTTTCTATTAGCAGTGTTTATGAATCCGCCCCTGCATAACTTTGTTAGCCATATCGGTCTTAGGAATCTTGCATTTCGGATAGCTCGGACGGAATCCATTGGCAGCTTTCCGGTCATTTGCAATTCTCATATAAACCTCGTCCTCCAGTTCATCTGTGAATTTCTTTACTTTATCTGCCGCAGATTCAAAAGAATGAATCAGGTCAGCAAATACATCTTCAAAGTTAACCTGCTCCATAAAATTTCCTCTCGTTAAATGCTTTCTTCGAGTCCAGGGCTCTCGAAATTGCCAGATCAATACCACTCCTACTCTTCAGATGGTAGTAGTACAGATCCTTGTACGGTGTATTCAGCCGGTCGATACGCCCCGAGGCCTGCTCCATGATCTTATATGAGTAGTTCTGGCTGTAAAATATAATGGTGTCCGTCTTGATGCAGTTCCAGCCTTCAGCACCGGCATTGTACTGCACCAGATACACCCACCTGTTACCTTCAGGAAGCGGCTGATGCTTGTGTCCGTTCCATTGTGCAACTTCGGTATCCTTGCCATAGTCCAGACCCATCAGAATATCAAGCTCATAATCGAAATTATAGAAGATAATGACCCTAGGTCTGCCTTTACAAATATCCAGCACTTTTTCTTGTCGGCTTGCATCAGCGTTTACCAACTTCCGCAGCAGATAGCAGAACTCGCTGGCGGTCTCGATTGGCTTGTTCTCCCAGAGGTTCCACCGGTTCTTGCAGATCGACAGATACTTCACCTTGTCGTACTCCACGAAAATATTCTCATGGTGCGAGACCGTCGGCCGCTCGAAGTCCATGTCAACCAGAATCCGTTCCCGCAGTCGTACCAAGCGCTGGGTATTCAGATACCGGTCGATCTTCGGGTACTTCGTGCGGAATCGTCTGTATACCACATGCTGGTTGTTGAAGTCCGTTCTGTTTCGATAGAACCCATTGGCGATGAACACCGGGATATAATCTGTCCAGCAGTCCCCGGGGGTGGCGCTGAGCAGAATCCACTCATTATTTTGCGTAATTTTGTAGAAAGATTCCACCCATGCGCCTTTTCCAACGACTCGCTGCTCGTCAAATATAAAGAACGCATTCTTCACGCCAACGTACTTTCCGATATTGTTCCAGGAATCCACCACGACCTTGTGCTCGTAAATATCATGCTCTGGATCTGTAGACATATAGAAATGGGCCAGTTCTTCGTCCCACTCTCCCGTATCCCGTTTCCGGGCAGTCGTGATGATGTAAAGATCCGGGGGCTCTGTCATACGAACATAATTTTCCGTGTTCACCTCCCCATCGTAAAGTTTGTAATAGAACGCCAAACTCGTTCTTGATTTTCCGCTTCCTACGCCTCCGCATAAGATGCAGCCGATTTTCATACGGTTGATCGCATCCAATTGATAGTCGTAGAGCGTTACACCTGCCATCAGGTCGCTCACCTCATTTCCAACGTCACATAAATGTCACTTTTCTTGCAGTGATTCTCGTAGGCCAGAAGCGAGATCGTCGCCTCTTCCTCATCTTCGCCCTCCCCTCTGACTGTATAAGCAAAGAGCTCTTTCCGGTGCTTCCTGAACACCTTCCAGAGCTCTTTTTTCTTAGTAAAGTCCGTGCTTTTTGCAGTAGGACGCATATTGCAAGCCCTCCTTATCTGCTTCGCGCATGATTTCTGACAGTGTGAGCTTTTTAGGCTTTTCTTCCGTCGTTGACATGTTACGCGGTACGGTGTCTCGACATTTATCGCAGTACAATCTTTTTGACGGAACCTGGTACATCATACCGCCGCATTTTTTGCAAGCCTTATCTACTCTGCGAAGTCCGCCCATAAATATCACACCTCCTCAGAACGACAGAAGTCCGTGTAATAAACCAGGCCGTAATCCAGTGGATGGTTGTTCCAGTCGTAGTTCTGCTCGTAATCAGCAATCTCATCACGCTTGTCGAGTTCGCGGCAAATATCATCGTTGTGCTCATAGAACCATTCCAGCGGAAGGTCGAACTTGTCGCACAGTTCCGGAATATCAAAGGCCCAGCAGCCATAGTTGGTGTTCTGTGTACCCTCCGAAACCATGTAATCGACGATCTCTTTTACTTTTTCTCTGCTCATAATCCTTACTCCTTCTGTTGTTCAATTATCAGGCTCTCTGGCCCGGTTGTGAGTCATGCGGGAATCGAACCCACCGTACAGCCCATGCTAATGACTCAAATAAAAGAGCCCCAGATTTCTCCAGGGCTCTCATGTGCTTATTCTTCAGGTGTACAATAGTCAACGTCGAGATGCGCTTTGCCTTCACTATCCGTATAGGTGACGAACTTTCTCGGCTGATGGAACATCTTCTCGTACTTCTCGACGAACTCCGGCAAAAGCTCACCGAAATCATCCTCCGTGAGGCCTACAATCAGGAATGTTCCAACGATAATATCAATGGGGATACCATAAGGGCCGTCGAGCGTCCGGTTGAGTTTCTCCATGCAATCATCATGCAGCTTTCCTTCTTCGTTGCAAATCAATGCCACCTCATCGTCCCACGGGTAAACAGCCTGAATCGGGCCTTCCACCTCTTTCTGGAGCGATTCCAGAGAGCAGTCAATGTCGATCACTTCAGGGTAATGCTTTGGGCGAACCCTCAGAACTTTCATACTGTCAACCTCCCAAATTGCACATCAAAAATATAAATCGAGCTGTTTCCTTAGAGCCGCCATTTTGCGACGTGGGCACTCACCGACTGGGCATTCGACCAGGGACTGACCCTGGCACTCGAAAAATATCAATGATCAATAATAGCTGTTGTACTTCCGGTTGGCTTTTGCACGAGCTTCCGTAACATCAGGGGCTACGAAACCAAAGTTGATCACATAGCTCGGGATATTGTACGAACGGGCAACCAGGTTTTCGATTGCACAGCCACGGAACGCCTTCTCCTCATCGTAGATCCCGATAAAGTAGTCTGCATCCGCCATCTTCTTGATGCTCTCACCAAGGTACCAGACTGCCTGATTCGCGTCAGCCGGAGGATCATCAGAAATATAAGTCTGGATCACCTCCAGCTCCTCGCCAAACACAGCCTCAGCAATATGGCGCATCTGCTCCATGGTTGCTCGGATCTGTGCTTCAGTGCGCCCTTTCATCGGTGCGCTGATAAACAGTTTCTTCATACGCTTCACCTCAGAACGGAATTTCGGTGTGGTCGCTCGGCTCTGCCATGTCTGCTTCAGGAGCTGCAAACCGGGCATAGCGCTCTGCGTACGGATCAGCATCCGCATCCTGCTCAACGTACATCACATCCGCATACAGGCTGTACTCGCCGGGTGCATTCCGCTTCTCGGTAAGGTTTGCCTGGAGACAGACATTCTTGACCCGGATAAAGTCCAGCTGGCTGATCGTGTCCGTGTTGCAGAGCAGGCGCTTGCCGGAAGTGGTGACCCAGTAGATATGCGGGGGCCACTTGGAGTCCATGTTGATCGTCACCGGCACGAAGTAGGTCGGAACAAACGGCTCGTCGTAGGTACGTTCAGGATTCGGATTGGTCTGACGAACCTTCACGCCGAGATCCATGAGGTGATTCACCAGCTCCATGGTCGGGATCACCACGTTGACGCGGCGCTTGTCCGAGCCAAAGCGATCACGGCTGGGATCACCGCTGAAGTTGGTGGTAAAGATGAAACGGGTATCGTCGATATTGACTTTCTGGCGCTTGGTGTACATAAATATCAGTCTCCTTTTTACTTGTTGATTTCGATTTCCAGAATTTTCAGATCCGCCACGAGTGCAGTCAGGTGGAGAAGCGCACCAGCCTGATTGTTGCTCTTGGCAGCGCTGAGGAACTTCTCAAAATCCTTATTTGCCTCAGAACTGTACTTTTTCAGCACATCCAGATCGAAAGTTTTTCCGGCAGTAGGCTTCCCGGGATACTTCTTCCCGCTCTTCTCGACCCAATTCTGGATCTCCTTGTAATAGCTGCCCTTGTTGCCGCCACAACGCTTTGCGATCGCCATGGCCAGACCCTTCTCCGGGTCGAAAGCATCCTTCTCGCTGCACTTCACAACGGTCTTGGAACCATCCGACCAGTAAACGATCGTGGCCGGAGGAGCAAAAATCACATTCTTAATAGCCGCTGCCTCTTTTGCATGTGCGGTGTTCAACGTCCCCCGGTAATAGGGTTTGTTAATGAAGCAATTATGTCCCTTATCCCAATAAATGTCATAAGACTTAAACTGGAACGTATGGCCTGTGTCCAGTGTAATCATCGTCTCCCCATCCACCGTTCTAACAACATCGGTAATGTTACCAATCACACGTTTGTTACTGTCACAAAGTTTGAACGCCATAAAAATATCACCTCACGTCAAAATTTCTTGCTGCTTCTTCCTGTGCATCGCTCCAGGGAAGATCCGGCGCTGTCCAGGGAGCAACACCATCATCGCCAACGAACCAGTTGAAGTCGCCGTACTTGGAGATCTCCTCAACTGCCTCATCGACTTCCCGGTTGAAATATCTTTTGTCGATATCCTCCTGCATCTGGAGCTGATAGACTGCCTCGCTTTCCAGCCAACGATAATCCTTTGCTCCGGTCACCGAAGCATATTTCCGTTCGCCGGTATCAGTCAGGCCAGCTTCCCGCAGCAGCAGAGCGCCACCCTTTCCCGGCATGATCGGGCAGAACTGTCCCACGCGTCCCACAAAAATATAATTGTGTTCGCCTTCAGGCAGATCCTCGTTCTTGTCGAGATAGATAGCGCCCTTGGAAACGGTCTTTGTCTCGCAGAGGTCAGTGAACTCGATCTTCTCCTTGGAGAACAGGGTCTTGAACACATACGGCACCTGGAATTGGGTGCCCGTAGCCGTCCATTCGCCGCCTTCGTCCTTGCAGTCGCCCGGGATATAACCGTAAAGCGCCTCACAGCGGTCCGCAGTCATGTATTTCGCAATATAAACGGCATTGTTCACCAGACACATCCGCTCGTAGGTTGCCTCATGCTCGAACGTGTAGCCGTACTTTTTTGCAAAATCCATGCAGTACGCAATGATTTCCGGGGTCGCATCGGGGATCTTGATCGAATCCGTTTTGATATGCGCAACCTTAAAGCCGCGCTGCTGCACTTCATCCTGCAAAGTGCGCATAAATAAAGCCCCTCGAAGCGCCACAATGTTGTTGACGTTCTTGGGGTTGCGGAACGGGTTGTCGAAGCTTGCGCTGGTCAACCCGTAGACCGAGTTGATGGCGATCTTCAACGCCTGCGCCAGAGCTTTTGCCTGCTGCGGATCATCGAGGTACTTTGCCAGTTTGCCGCCAAAGAGCCCCTTTGCCTTCTCATACTCGCCGTGCTTGACGTAAATTCGTACATCCATCAGGTCGTTGAAATGCTTGGTGTACTCGCCAAAGTAATTCATGGCAACAGCCGAATGCGGATGCAGCGACGCAACGTCCAGCAGGGCTACGTTCGTGTACATCCCGGGCTCAGCGTAGACATAACCACCCATGCCAAGGTCTGTGCCCCGGAACATGTTGTGGTACTTGCCGTCCTCGCCTTTGGCCCACTCGTAACCGGGAAAGGCGTTGATGATGTTGCAGTCGGTCAAAATATCAGGCTCGACTTCCACGATCGCATCGGACTTTCCCGTAGCAAGGTCGGTGTAGACCAGCCGGGGGTGCTTTTCCTTGCCGAAAATAATGCGTGTTGTCAGCGAGTTAGTTGTGTCGTTCACCGTCATCCCGGCAAGGTCTGCCAGAATCTCTCGCGCCACAAAGTCTGCCTGACGCTTTTTCGAGTAGAACAGGGTCTCGGTCGCGATCACATCGTTGTCGCAATACTCGGCCACCTTGTCCCACAGGCTCTTCGGCACCGGCTGATCCCACGGAAGTCCCAGCTCCTGATGGTGGATGCCCAGCTCGATCTCGAACTTCTTCAGGCTCTGCTTTTTCGACGAGAAGTCAAAAATATCCGTGTAGGATAAGTTGTACGCCTCACCAAAGAAGCCCGTGTGTTCGTTGATGATCCGGTTGGACAGCGCATAGATCTGCTCCACCGACATCCCGATCATGCGGGCCCAGAGGATATGGTTGTCGTACTTGCGGTTGTTGAAGCCGACCAGCCGATACTTTGTCAGGCTCTCGATCTCCTCCGGCGTAGGATTCACCATGCGGTGCACAGGCTCCTGCTTGGCGAACTTCCAGTTCACGAGCAGCAGATTCGGGAATACCTCCACGTCGAAAAATATCAATGGCGTTTCCTCCCCCACAGGGGCCTCCCGCTGAATGTCATCCTTCGACTTGAAGTGCATCTTCGCCACGATCTTCAGGCAGGTGTCCGCCTGGTTCGTGCTGCTGGCGGCAAAGCCCAGGATCGCATTTCGCATGTCGTCCACGTTGTAAACGACATTACCCTCGTAGGCTTCGTCCATGATGTGTGCAATAAAGTCAATGCTGGGCTTCGTATAGGGGCTGATCTCCTTGGCAAGGGCTTTCTTGATGAGGATACGCAGGTGCCGCTCATCCTGGATCTGCTTTGTATCAACCATTTTCGTTTCTCCCTTCAGTGGCAGGCCGCTGCTGATGGTCGCAACCGGAATATCATTGCATTTCGACAGTTTTCTCCGCAGAGAGGACTTCCCCGTGAACACCTTGACCTCGATGTTCTCGTCGTAGATCCTGCTCAGCTTCGTTGCATCGCCGGTGTAAATATAATGCAGGTGGATGCCCGCACCAGATTTGCTCAGCTCTGCATAGGTCTGGGGCCATTTGGAGGCAGCTTCCAGGTTGCGCTCGAAGTTCTTTTTTCCATCCGGCCCGGGAATATCAAAGTCGATGACAATGTGATTCTCCGGAACTTTCACGTAGTGCAGTCTCGAAGTATCCAGTTCGGCCAATTTTGACTTGACATTCTCCCATTTTCGCATCGGAATGCCATCGTCTGTCGCATACTGTGCAGGGCAGTCCTTGCAAATATCATTGAAGAGAGAATGCTGCTCCTTGAACTCGATCCATGACATTTCCGGCTCGGCAGTGGGTTCTTCTGCCTTCACAGGTTCGTCAAGGAACTCTTTGAATTTCTCCGCTTTGAAGCCGCTGTAGTAGCTCCGCACCCGCTCGCCATTCACGGTCTCCGCGCGTTCCTTGTACTCCTCGAAGTAGTTCATCAGCTCTTCCCGGAACGCACGGCGCGAGTATGGGTACGCTACCTTTGCCTCGTCATTGTAGGTGTTGTACATCGCCCAGGCCCGCTTCAGGGATACACCGTCCTCCTTCTTGAAAATATAAAAGGAATCCAGCATAAAGTTGTAAAAGTCGTTCGATGCACCCAGCATACGGGTCGGAATATAATCATCGTAGAGATGTTTGTTCTGCTCGTATACTTCCTTGCAGTGCCATGCGATGCCTCCCAGTTCAAAGTCCACCTTCGCTACAAGGTCACGGTACTTTTTTGCAGGAATCTTTTCGCCGGTAGGTTCCACATCGATCAGTCGTCGGATCAGGCCCGATTTCGCATCCGTGATCTTAACGGGTTTGTTGGTGCCCAGAAACATGAAGCACTTGAACTGGCTGGAATACTGGCTGCGGAACTTCTCGTTCACCAGCATGGTCTCGTGGGATACCAGCGAGTTCAGTCGGGTGTTGTCCTCGATGCGGGAAAGGTCACCGTCGTGCTGGATCGCGATCAGCGGGTTCGATTTGAACGCCTCCAGCGCAAACGCATTGGACGATGACCCCAGCACCTTGGAGTCGAACACCGACCAGTACCCGTCGAAAAGCTTCTGGACGATGTTCAACACAGTCGATTTACCGCTGCCGGGTGGACCATAGAGCACGAGGAACTTTTGGATCTTGCGGGAATCGCCGTTCACGATCGCGCCAACCGCCCATTCGATCTTCTTTCGCTCCTCGGGAGAATATAAGGTGGTCATCAGCTCGTCGTAGGCGCTGATGTTTCCCTCCTCCAGAAGATACGGCAGCCGCTTCGACGCATAGCTTTCCTTCTTGACCGGGGTGTTCGCAAATATCAATGTATCGTCAAGGGTGTGGTAGTTGTCCCGCATCTGACGCTGACAGTATTTGTGCCAGTTGTCGATCATCCCGCTCTCCGCGTCCCACATGTGCAGAACACGGTAGCTGTCATTGAAGACCTGCTTGTGTTCCTCCGCGTAAATATCCAGAGCGCGGTCGATCCTCTGGAGCGCATCCTGTTCGTCCGTGCTCCAAAGCCCCAGCTCTTCCATCCAGACCGCGTAAAAATCAGAACCCCGGATCATCAGGTCTTTCGACTTCTTGATGATGAATTTGGGATAAATTTCGATTGTCCCGCGTTTTCCCGTCCGCGTTGCAATCATCAGGAAATCAATCATTTGTAACTGACTTCCTCCTTTCTCCGAGGTTTTTATACGTCTTTCTCTTTCTGGAGGGTCATCTGGGCCAGCGCTGCCTCTGCCTCGCGGGCACGCTCATCGGCTTCCTTGCGCTGCTTTTCCGCCTCGTTCACCATCTTGCAGGAAACAAAGCCGAACCACAGCAGACCAGCGATGAGAATGTTCTTCCGGATGCACTTGCCCTTCATGCGGCGGATGGTGTGATTGGACACCTCCAGTGCAGCCTTGCTGTTGCTCAGGTCGATCAAAATATCAGTCAGTTCCATTGTCAATTTTCCTCCAGTAATTCGGGTCAGCCAGAATCAGCCGACCAATGTTATTCTCGTCTCGACACGCCGTGATTCGCAGCATCACATGGGAATCGTCGAGTATCTTCTCAA